ACTAACAATAACAACCAATAATTAGGACTATAATAATATCTAATAGTAGAATTATAGAATAGGATTCAAATCCTAACTATCAATATAATATGTCTATTATAGAAATAGGATTCAAATCCTAAGGACTACTACGATAGTAGTAGGAACTTAGGAACAACAACAACCAACAGTAACAATAGACAATATAATATCTAAGTAATAGTAAGGACTATTATAGGGACTATTATAGGGACTATTATAGTGGAAATATGATTAGGATTCAAATCCTAAATCCATAGATGAAATGGTTTAAGTAGTAGTAGGAACTCCATAGACGAAATGGTTTAAGTAGTGGTAGGAACATTACTACTACTTAACCAACTCATCTCTCTTATCTACATCCTATTACTACTCTTACTCCACTAGTATTATCTCACTCTATTGTCTACTCTACTATCTAGCTTAACGAGGAGCCTTAGCGACCCTTCCGAGCATTGATGTTGTCAATACTAGTAATAGTCTTAATACTATTGATACTATTGATACTATTGATACTATTTGTTGTTATTGGTGTGATTGTGTGAGCTTGCTCCTATTGTCTACGACAATAGTCACCGAGGGGGGGAATTTATGCGAGATTGTCTGATAGACAATTTCGCCTAATATAATACTATTACCTATACTTCGCGTGGGCGGGCGCGCGCGTACCTATTATACGCATGCGCACACGCACGTATATAATAAGGTACGCGCGCAAGTGTTGCCAAACTTTTATATATATATATATATATATATATATAAGCCCACTTTGTTATTTAGAATCCGTCTAAGAGAAACGTCGTCGAAAGGCGATTTTAGCTTGCTAACTAGTCAAGCTTAGATAATATGTCTGATAGTCTTTTAATATCGGCTTTTAGCTTAGATATGTATTCGGTTATATCATTAGGATGAATCATTTGAGTTGTATGATTATTGTATGTGATTTCAAGAGTATCAACAGCTATAACATCTATGTTTATTATAGTTTTATTTTTATCTATTTTCATAATACTTTTGTTATTTAAATTGGTTTATAATTTTAGCTTATCAGTTGGTTAGCTTCGCTTATCAGTTGTAGCATTTCGCTTATCAGGTGACTAGGGTCGTTTCCGATCCCGATTGGCTTTGCCGGATAGCTTTGCCGGATAGCGAGCATAAGTCGAGAGTATTGTCGAACACGTGCCGAATGGTGTATTCTTAGTTTAGTAGGAGAGGTTTCCCTCTCCTACGTAACTGGTTAAGCAACACCCTCTGCATCAGGTTGGTATTTAGCCAACATGTCAGCTACGAGCATTTCGTCCGCAAGGGACAACGTACGCATACTAAGTTCGTACGGGAAATACTCGTAACGGTCGTGTTCATTAACACGTTCTTCACGAGACATTTTAGCGGCATACGGATTAACGAATACTTCACCTTGCGCAAGTACGTGTCCAAGCACGCTAATACGTGCCTTCTTGAAGATAACGTGCAACACTGACAGAGGTGCAGTCATAACAGCATTGGCAAGCATTGGTTCGCCTTGACCTTTCAGTATTGCAGATAGCTGAATACGAGTAGTAAATATATTACGAGTCGTAGACTCGACATAAGTACCACTAGCAGCATCTTTAACAAACTGTGGAATGTTGCGATTAACAACAACAGTAAGTGCACCTGCATAACGACTACTATTATCAATGATATTAGTAATCATCAAGCTGTCGTGATTCTCAAAATCAGGACGGTCAAGCAACAGACGAGTAATATCGTCTGCATCCTGTCCTTGATACTCGGATAGGTCAACTATACGAGTATCAATAGCTTTATCAGTTGCTGCATCAGTAGCAACTGATGAAGCGTTAGCACTTGCTGCATCAGTAGCAAGTGTTTCAGCGTTAGCACTTGCTGCATCAGCAGCTTCTTTTGCAGCTTTTGCAGCTGCTGATGCTGCTAATCTAGCAGCATCAATAACTTTAGTTCCCATAATAAAAATGAAATTAAATGTTATAAATCAGTCGGCAACTGTTCAACCAATGTGCATCCCGACTACACGCACAATGGCAATATGTTTATAGTCATTTGGTTTGATAGTGACTGCAATATGTTTATAGTCATTTGGTTTGATTAAGCCAATAGTTCTTTAGCAACATCGTTAGCATCTAGTATAAGTACTAATACTACTAATAGTATTAGAAAGCTATTCACATGGTTATCATACAACTTAATGTAATTTAGATGTATGAATACTGGCACACCTAGCATACTTAATGCTAAGTGTACCACTTTTAGTTTATCACTAATATTCATACGTATCTAGTGTAATAACGTGAACAAAACTTGTCGTAGGTTTCACCTGCACGACCATACTTTCTCCAATCCCGTTTCTGTCTGCTAATAGCAGAAAGATAAGTAGCAGTAGTCATAGCTACTGCTATAAATAACAACAATAGAAATATCATAAACATAAGTATTTAATTAAACATTTATATTAATAGCAATATGTTTAAGGTCATTTGGTCTTGACGGGGGTATTGGAATTGGTTTGAGAGTAGGGGGCTATCAGGGTAGGAGCCTCACCTCGATAAAAATATACTCACTAAAAAATATTTTTCTCCTAGGAGTAGCACTTACAATTCTCCTAAGTTCATTATTAATAGTTCTAATACTAATAATATTTATAATAGACTTTTAAGTCTAATACTTCCTATTATAGTTTTGAATTCATAAATAGAAATCCTAAGTTCATTACTAATAGAATTTATATCATTTCCTATAAGTCCTTTAAGAACAATATTATATATAAGTCCTAAGTTCATTATTAATAGTTCTAATATTAGTATTTCTTCTAAGTCCTTTAAGTCTAATTCTTCTGTTATCTATTGTCTATTGTTGTTAGTAGTCCAAAGTCTATCTTCGATATACTTAGTCCTATTAGTCTAGTTAAGTCTTACTATTGTATTTAAGTCCTTAATTGGTCTTACTTATATTATATAGTATTGGTTGTCTATTGGGTCTTATTGTGTAAGCCCTTTCTCCTCTTCTATCGAAGAGTTCGAAGATTTAGCATCAGGATTGTAAAAATAGAATGGTAAGATTTAGTCGATATTTTAGTTAAGTAGTGGACTTGTATTAGAGTGTATACTAATGTGAACTAGTGTGAACGGATGTGAATTATATAGCGAATACAATTCTAAAGGTTTTTTAACGAGTTAGATATTAATAGTACGAATATTATTCGTATACTTGTACTATTAATGACTGGTGCATATATTACTCTTAGTAATGCTAGTCAACTTAATTAATAGTATTAACAATCTAATTAAAGTAATCATGTTACACTTAGAGAACAAAACTAAAGGAGAAACTTTCCTAGTTCCTCAACACATTGGAGAAATTGATTTCAAATATGTTTCTGACCGAGTTAAAGATATAACTCCGTTTAAGCATTTTGGTATTGTCGCTATTATTCAGACTGCTAAACTTCGTGAGATTATTAATCCTGACTTGAAAGGTACTGGTAGTACTAGATTTATATTAGTTAAGACTAACTATGCCGATGATGTTAAAGAAGAAGATAGAGCTATGCTTAATCGTTTCTTATATGTTGCTCCGTCTGATGTATTTACTGGCATAGATTGTAATCCTCGCAGTAACGAACTTACTCCTTATAATCTTGCTGAATTTATTCGTGGCGACCAAGACTTAAATCTTAGTATTGCTCGTGGTGAGATATTCCGTAAAGTTGGAAGTGGTTCTGTTATTAGTTTACTTGGTACAGAAGTGAATCCTGTTACTACTGAAAAAAAAGGAGATAATGGTAAGTTGATTACTACTATTGCCGAAACAGTAGTTTGTATTGGCTATAAGATTGTCCGTCTTACTGATATTCAAGGTCAGAACTCTGTCGAAGGTCTTATTCCTAGCGGTAAACCTCAAAAGTTTATAGTAGCTACTAACTTACTAAATGTATAAACTAGATGCCTTCTATTGATTTAAAAGAGAAAAAGGAGTTATTAGTAACTCGTCCTGATATTATTAGTTTATTAGGTGTTACACCTCTTGAAGCTGAAATAATAGATGATATTATAGATAATATCGAAGACCAAATTATTGATAGAATTAAAAGTCTACAACGAGTTTCAATTCCTTTTATTGGTGGATTTATTGTTAATGAAGGCAAGTTAGATGCAATAGAACATCATCCTGTAATGAAGGCTAAAAGGCAAGAACTTACTAATGAAGAATATTGGAAATTTAAAAAGAGCTTAGTTGCTACTCGAAGGATTCAACGTAGTAAATTTAGAAGTAGAACTTCGATAATATCTCGAACTGTTAGACTTAATCGTAAATTAGCTGCAAGGAAACTTAGAGAGTTTAATCAAGATGAAAGGTCTTTTAAATTATATATGTACTTCTTTAGTAAGATGAAGCCAGTTAATGATTCTGATTACTATATTGAACTAAGAAATAATAAAGGTTATGATTACGAAGATTGCCCCTTTGGATTTAACAGGTATGATTAGCGTTGACGAGCAAGGTTATCCCTTTGCTCCTAACGTTTATCAGATACAGGATAAAGATGTAAGAGAGTTATATCTTCGTGATACTAGTGAAGATAAACTTCGGTATCTTAAAGAAGCCGGAGTTATTTTTTATCTAGCCGACCCTAAGTCTCCGCCTAATCAAATGGGATATAGTCGTTCAGAAGCTTTAGCATCTGCTAGAGCTAATTACGCTCTTCCTAATGATTGGCAACCTGATGCTCTTATTCTTCGTCTTATTGATAGATACCATGAAGATAAGATGGGCGTTGCAGGCGAAGCTCTTGAAACTATTCTTAGAGCAGTTCATAATAGTTCTCGTGCAGCTAATATAATTAGTGAACAACTTACTAACAAACTTAATGCTGGTCTACAAGCAGAAGATACTTTACCAGTTATTGATTTGATAACTAAGCTAAATGGTATTATTAATATCATTCCTAATCAGATTAAATCTTTAGGTGAAGCTAAACAAGCTGCCGCTCTTGAAATAGAACAGAAGAAAGCTCGTGGTGGTAAAGTAGTTACTAGTTCTATGTCTGCTAAAGATGCTAGTGATTTGGAAGCTCAAGCAGAAGCTCAAAAGAGAGAGCTAGGATTGGTAAGTGATAGCATTGTTAACACTCCTTTACGGGGGAAATACGAAAGTACAAAATGATACCAGTTAAACCTGAATATAAGCAAACTAAGTTATACTTTGATGAACCTACTCATAAGTATACTGATAATTGTGGTAATTCTTATATTAGTGCTACTACTATTATTCATTCGTATGTTCCTAAATTTGATTCTAATTATTGGGCTAAGTACAAAGCTAAAGAAGAAAACACTTCTATCAAAGATATAAAGAATCAATGGGATAAGATAAGAGATAAGGCTTGTGATATGGGTAATGTCTATCATAATAGTTTTGAAGATGGTATTCGTCAAAATAGTAAATTCTTCAATGCTATTAAATATCTGAATAAACAAGAAAGTAAACAAATGGTTACTGTTGCTGATTTAGATGTTGTTGATAGTCATGTAAGACTTCTCGATGTCGATGCTTTCATTGAACATACTGAAAATAAATATCCTGAAATATATAAAGTATTTAAGTTCTATACTGAACGAGATTATAAGATATATTCAGAGATAGGAGCGTTTCTTCCTAAGTATCTTCTTAGTGGTACTATTGATATACTTCCTATTCGTGAAGATGGTTTTGTTATTCTTGATTGGAAAACTAATCGTACAGGTCTTAGATTTCAAGCAGGATACTATAAGAAAGATAAAACTGTTCGTCCAGTACAAGAAACAGATGAATGGATTCATAAACCCGAAGATGTTCTACTTCCACCGTTTGGTGGTCTACCTAATTGTAATGGTACTACTTATGCCTTGCAGTTAAATCTATATGCTAAAATGGTTCATCTTATTACTGGTTTGCCTTGTCGTGGTTTAGCTCTTTGTCATATTGAAGTTCCATTTGTTCTTAACCAATATGGTAGACCTCAAAGATTTAAAGATGGTTTTCATATTGATGAAAGTAAAAGTGAAACAGCTAAATGGTATAAGATTCCTAGGCTAGAGCCTGAAATAGATACTATGCTTAATATCCGTTATCAAACTGTTAATGGAAGTCAGAAACAACAAATGAATTTATTTGTATAATATAAATGTAATATCATGTCTAAATATAATAATTTATTAATAGATAGATGTCGTACTGTTGATTGGAGAAAGACACTAGAAAATAAAGGTTATTCTTACTTTAATAAAGGTAAGTATAATCTTAATCTTATCGGTGTTCGTTCCAAAGAACATGGTAATGAGTTCAATGATGTTTTTATAATTGATTATTGGACAGCTAACGGTAAGAGATATACTCCTATATATCCTTGCACTACTGACCCTGGTTATAAAAGTCTTACTAATCCTGTTAATATTAAAGGTTGCGCAATTCTAGTCCCAGGTCAGTATCGTGGTTGTTTTAAGAAAGGTTATCATAAGGGACAATATCTTGCTCTTGTTCAACATAAACCTGTCAAAGTATTCCGTGATGCTAATAAAGACTTTTATCTTGATTGTGATGAATCGACAATAGAAGAAGGAATGTTTGGTATCAATATTCATAAAGCAGGAGAATCAAGTATTGTTGTTGATGGTTGGTCTGCTGGTTGTCAAGTTCTAGCTAGAAGTATGGATTTTAGAGAACTTATGAATATAGTTAACTTAGCAATTCCTTTGTGGGGCGATGTATTTACTTATACGTTGTTAGAAGAAAAAGACTTAATAATATGAAACTAAAGAGTATTGGAATAGGACTATTAATAGTAGTAATCCCGTTTGTTATAATTGGAGTATTAAACAATTTTGTTTTTAATAAGGAAAATGTAGAAGTTCCGCTTATCGTTCCTGATACTATATATCAGGAAATAAAAACAAAAAGAGATAGTTTACAACTAGTAATAGATTCTATTCTCAATACTCTTAATAATACTAATCAGTATGAGAAAGAATTTGATAAAGCAATTAGTGATACTGATAGTATTGCTATTCTCGAACGCTTCATATATCTTGTGTCAAAACCAATCGGAGTTGAGAATCCAAAGGTTGGAGACGAAGGTAGATAGCTTACAACAATCCTACTCCTTTATGGGGGATGGCGGAGCGAAGCGACGCCTAGATAAAGAAGTATTAAGAATAGCCAATGCAAAGTTAATACTTTCAGAAGAGTATAAAAGTCAATATGAATCCTACAAGAAGTTATACGAACTAAAAGTTAGAGATAGCTACTTGCAGGATTCTATTATATCTAAGCAACGTGAAGAAATAAAGAGAATAACAATAATAGGAAATCAAGCTATTGTTAATCTTAATAAGGAATATAATAAGTCTAAAAAGTATAAGAAGCAACGTAATGGATTCATAGCTAGTACAGGTGTGCTAGCTATTCTTGTTGTTATACTATTAAAATAACTAATTGTGAATTATGCAGCTAAGTGAATATCCCTTTTATCAATTCTATTATGAAGAAGATAAAGGAAAGAAATATAAACACGCAAAAGACTGTGGATATAAAGACCCATTCGACCATTTCTTAATAGGAGAAAGTGGAGGGTTCTTAATGAATATTGACCCACATAAGCGTTTTGTTAATACAGACCTTTTACGTCCTGCTGCTGTTACTTATGAGAAAGAAGGAGTTTATACTAAGTTTGCAGTAGATAGTATGCCTCATATAAACTTTCGTAAACAGGAAACTCTACGTAGACTTGTTGGTTTTAAAGCTCCTTGTCTTATGGATACTAGAACTGGTGAGATAGAAGATGTCTATATTACTGGTGAACATTATAATTTTATTAATTATGGTCGTATTCTTAAACTAGATACTAAGACACTTAGAGTAGAAGAAGGTAAGGTTACTGGTCGTAAGATAAGAGGATTTCCTAGATTTATTGATTGCCAGTGGTGGTACTTCTTAATCAAACAGTTTTGTCGGGAGAACGGTTTGTTCCTTATTAATGATAAGACAAGACGTGGCGGATTTAGTTATATGGAAGCTATTGGTTCTGCTAACTTTATCAATCTTACTCCTAACCGTGCTGTTATTCATGCGGCTAGTGATAATAAGTTTTTGGTTCAATCAGGAGGTCTATCTGACTTTATGAAGAAGCAAATTATCTTCTATGAATCTAATACTCCTTTTGTTAGAGGTATAGCTAAGATTGATGCTAGTGATTTTATCTTAGGTTATAAAGACCCTAGTACAGCTATTATAGATGATAACAGTTGGAATAGTGCTTGTATATCTGTATCTACTAAGAACAATCCTTCTGCTGCTGTTGGTAAAGATGCCGGAGAAATCAAGTGTGAGGAAATGTCAGAGTTTGAGAACTTCGATGATTTCATGGATGTAACTGAACCTACTCTAAAGACTGGTTCTGTTACTACTGGTTTTCTTAATGCTTGGGGTACTGCTGGTAAAGCTAATGCAGGCTGGGTAACATTTGAACAAAACTTCTATGACCCTAGAGGTAGAAACTTTATGGCATTTGAAAATGTATGGGATAAAGATAGTAGACCGGAAGTATGTGGTTACTTTAAACCTTATTGTTGGGGACTTGAAGGTTATAAGATTGGTGATGATAATCAAATTGCTACTCTTACTTCTCTTGATGATGATGGTAATTCTGATATAGCTCTTGGTTTTCAAATAGCAGAAGAAGAACGTGCTGCTGAAAAAGCTAAGAGTAAATCATTCGCTAAGTTTATTAGTTATTGTGGGCAGTATGCTAATATGCCTAGTGAATCATTTAGTTCTGTAAGTGAGAATATATTTAGTAGTGAGATATTAGATGAATGGGAGCAAGAACTAAAAATGTCTAATAAATATAACTTCTATATAGATGGTAAGTTTGTAGAATATGATTCGGATAACTTCGAGTTTATTCCTAATGAACGTATTGCTGCTACTGGTGGTGTATTTAAGAAGGATTACTTTGATTATATTAAGAATGTTCCTCGTCATTCTAATGAAGACCCTGAAGGTTGTATTCGTAAATGGTTTAATCCAATTAAAGTAGAATACATAGATAAAAAGACAGGTCAGCTAACTAAAGGTACTCCACCGGGAATATATAGTATTAGTTATGACCCTGTTGGTATTGATAAAGATAAGAAAGAACTTACTAATAAACATTCACATAATAGTATTAAAGTTTGGATGAATCCTTGTATATATAATGGTTATCGTCCTAGATTATGTGCTGTGTATTATGGTCGTCCTGATGAACTAGAGAAAGCAGATAGAATCTGTTATTATTTTGCAGTTACTTATAATTGTCTTGGTACAACTAATGTCGAGATTAACCGTGGTGAAACAGTTAGTAATTTTAAGAAGTGGAAAGCTATTAGATACTTAGGTTATCACCCAGTTCATTTATGGGATACTAATATTAATACTAAGAAGATTAATACTATTGGTTATGATATTAGTAGTGAAACAGTTAAACTCGATGGTCTTCGGATGTTAAAGGAAATGTTGTATTCCCCCATAGGGAAGTTCGAGGATAGTCGTGATATGCTTGTTCTTCATACTATATATGATTATCAGTCTATACTAGAGTTAAAGAAATGGTCTAATACTGGTAACTTTGACCGTGTATCTGAAATGATTGTTCGTGGTATTGAATGGGCTGCTAATGATAAGTTTGCTAAAAAGCAGCTTGAACATAGACAGAGAGTGCAAACAGAGAAAGAAAACTTTTGGAATCGTAAACGTTATTAATTATGAGTTGGTTAACAGAAAGTAACAGGTTAAAACATTTCCTCTACGCAATCCCATATGGATTACTAGGAATAATGTTAGTAGTAGGCTTAGCCGTAGGCATGGAATTTAAAGATAAAATGTATGGCGGTAAGTTTGATTTCTTGGATATTTTAGCTACATTGCTTGGCGGAATGATAGGATTCGTATTAATGCTAGTTATAGTAATAAGTACGGGTGCTATTAATTGGTACATTAATATACTTATTAAACTAAGCGAATTGTTATGATTGATGCTAAGCTAAATGCTCGACTTGGGGACATGCCTAAACAGCGTGTCCCTAATTCTGAAAAGGATGAATACTGGGCTGGTAGAACAATAGATTATTGTATTGCTGCCGGACTAGCGTGTAATGATAGAACTAAGACGGAACAACTTCTTGAAATACTTCATGGAGAAATGCCTGACGAGCTCTATCGTAAAACACTTAACCCTTATAATGCTACGAAGGAGAACTTTAAAAGATTTCCTGCTACTCTAAGGAATCTTGATATTATTAATGATGTAGTTCGTCGTTATTTATCAGAATACGTTAAATCTCAACATGAATTTATTGTTGGTGCTAATAATCCTGAAATCATTATGGCTCGTGATGCTGCTATTCGAGAAGATATAGTTAAGCGAGCTATGTTAGCATTTCAACAAGAACTTCAAAGGAGAATACAGCAACAACAAGCTGAAAATGCTCAACTAGAAGCTCAAGGACAACCAATACAAGAGGTTGACCCTGAACAATTAGCAGCTGATGCAGAAGAGTTTGAAAAGAACTTTATTGATAATTATATAGATGAAATAAGTGCGCAAGCTCAGCAACTATTAGAAGTTATTGATGATGTTCTTAATAACGAGACAATAATTCCAGTTGAGTACTTTAACTATATCGTTACAGGGGAAGTTTATAGTTTCCATACTGTTCGTGGTAAAAAGCTAGTTAAAGAGTGGGTTCCAACTACTGATATGTTTCCTGTTCCTAATGGAGAACAAATGGTATCTAAGTATGATATTGTAGCTCGTAGAATGTTGATGAGTTATAATCAAGTAATAGACCAGTTCTCCGATGAACTATCAGATGAAGAACTAGAGTTTATAACTAAATATTATAATCCTAGTACAGTCGGTGCTACTCGTACACTTAGTCTCAATGCTTATAGTTATTATTTTCCTGAAAAGTGTAAGAGCTATGAGAATGATAATAGAGAAATATTTCCTTCTGATGGTTATGATTTAAGATTAAAAAACGGAGAACTACTTGAAGTATGGCATGTTAATTGGAGAGGTTATACACAAGTTAAGATATTGAAATATGTTAATGAAGTAGGATTAGTTGATGAAATGATTGTTCCTGATGATTTTGAATTTAATCCTGAACTTGGACATATTGAGATAACTTCTGTGTATAAACCACAAGTTTATGAAGGTTATCGTATAGGAGGTCAACGTTTTGGTATATATCCAGGTGGTGCTAAACCTATTCCTTTCCAATTAGATGATGATGTTAGATTGCAGTATTGTGGACTTCAAGAAGTACTTCCTCAAATGGGAAGATTCTCTATTGTAGAAATACTTACTCCATTCCAAATATTAATCAATATCTTCTCTTATCATAGAGAGATGATGATAGCTAAGAACAAGATGTTTATTCTTGTTGCAGCTAAATCTTTATTTGGAGAAGATGCAGAAGAAGCTATTTATAATATAGCAGCAGAGGGTATATTTCCGTATGATGATGCAGAAGATATTAATAGTACTAAAGCACAATCTATTAAAATGCTTGACGCTAATATATCTGGTTATATTACTGAAATATCTAATCTTATTGAATCTATTAAAGCTAGTGCTCGTGAAATGGTAGATATGACACCACAACGTTATGGACAAATAGCAACTAGTGCTGGTAAAGGTACAACAGAAGAAGCTATTATTCGTGGTTCAATGGGTACAGTTATTATTAACTATATGTTCGATAAGTTCCGTGAGGACGAATATCTAATAGATTTAAATAATTCCAAGTTAGCTTGGATAGATGGATTAGATACTTCTTACTATGATAAGTCAGATAGAAAGCAATATGTCTCTCTTAATGTAAATAATCATACTCTCGGACAATACGTAATCAAAGCTAAAAACTCTGATAGAGAAACAGAGAAGTTTGAACAACTTAAAGAGTGGGCTTTCAACGCTAGTCAAAATGGAGATTTAATGTCTGCTGTTGCTGCTATTACTTCCGGTAATATATCCAGTCTTAAACTAGCTATTAATCGTTATCAAGAGATTCGTCAGAAGAATGAAGAATCACTTAGACAATTAGACCAACAATTAGAAGAAGCTAAGAATAAAGCTGTTCTTGAACAGATAGCTGCTAAGGGAGAACAAGATGCTAGGCTAGCAGAAATCAAAGGTTATTATGATTTACTTGCTAAAGGAATGGATACAGAAGCTGCTATGGCTGCTTTAGCTAATCAACCTACACAAGCTGCTCCACAAGATAATTCTGCCGAACTATCATTGAAACAAGCTGAACTAAATGAAAAGAAACGAGCTAAGGATTTAGATATGATTAACTCTGCGTTAGATAGAGATAATGAACTAAAGATAGCTAAAGAGAATAAGAATAGATATGATAGTTCTAAGTCTAAATCTAGTTCTACTAAGAAGTGAATACTAAGTTATAATTAGCTATATACCATTCTCTATGATTCAGACGTGCCCTACGGAACTTTCCGTAGGGTTTTTCGTACCCATAAAATCGACGTAGATAGCGTTTCCTTTGCCTCTGTTGCATTTACCCTATCGAATGGATGAACTGTAAAGGAAAGCATTAAAATGCCGTGACGGGTCTTAAAATGGCTCATTCTTTTGCCCTGTATCGAACGCAAAATTTCTGCTAATAAGATTAGCTCTAGTAATACTTAAATACGAATACGGGCAATTCTAAACCTAATAATAAGGGTATTCAGACTAGTAAGAGTTTGCTTTCTCATATTATTAGATTACATTTGAGTGAAAGTAATAATCAAAACATATTTATTATGGGAACTTTTAGTAATAATAATGATTTAGATTTAAGTATTAGTAGTATTGATAATGGCGATACTACTAATACTGGAGGTCAAGGTACTGGCTCTGGTGCTAACGGCAATCCTGCCGGACAGGGACAACAAGGTGCTGGACAAGAAGGACAACAAGGACAAGGTGGAAGTGCTGATACTAGTACTGTTGATAATGGAGGTGAAAACCAACAGGGACAACAGGGACAAGGAGAAGGACAGCAAGGAAGCTCCTCTACGGGGGAAGAAGTGGTATTATCAGAAGGTGATACTGTAAACGTTGATGGTGTAGATTATACTATTGATGCTAACGGTAATGCTCTTGCTGCCGATGGAACTGTGTTCCGTACTGCTGCTGAACTTGCTGAACTTATATCTCAAAATGGTTCTGAACCAAGTGTTCTTGAACAATTACAAACTCGTTTCGGTTCTGACTTTAAAGATGAGAATGGTAATCCTATTGTATTCGATAATAATACAGAAGGTATTGCTGCTTATGTTGATACAGTAATTCAGAATAGAATTGCAGAAGCTCAAACTGCTGCTCTTAATAATCTGTTTGAAACTTATCCGCAAGTAGAACAAGTTATCAATCATCTTAAACTTAACGGTACTCTTGAAGACTTCGTAGAAATTCCTGATAGAAGTCAGATTACTGTTAGTAAAGATAACGAAGAACAACAAGCTACTTTCATTCGTGAAGAATGGAAACTTAGTGGTAAAAAAGGAGATGTAAATAAATTCATTGACTATTGTAAGAACGCCGGTATTCTTTATGATACTGCTGTTGAATCTAAAGAAGCTGTTGATAGCATTTATGAATCTCGACTTGCTGAACAGAAAGCACAAGTAGAAGCTAAAGAAGCTGCTGCTGCTGCCGAAGAGAAAGCATATTGGGATAATGTAGAAAAGACTATTAGTAAAGGCGAACTATTAGGTTATAGTATTCCTGAACAAATTCAGTGTAACAAAGACGGAAAGAAAGTAATGCTTAGTCGCAAAGACTTCTTGAAGTATGTGTCTACTCCTGTTGACAATGAAGGTAATACAGCCTATATGTTAGACGAAGCTAAAATTGATTCTAATGCTCGTATGCAGGATGATTTACTTAAAGCATTTCTTAGGTTTACTGGTGGCGATTATGCTAGTCTTGTCGGTATGGCTGTTAACAAGCAGAAAGTTCTATCTATTAGAACTACCGCAGCACAAACTACTGGTAAAAGGACTGTTATTATCAATAGTAAAGGTAATAATTCTAAGACAGTTGATAATGACCAACTTGTCTTGAACTAACTAAATTAAAACGAATATGTACAAATTAAGAGAAGTCGAAAGAGGTAGATATGATGATAGAGGTTACTCTAATGAGCAATCTCTTGCTGCCTTAATGATTCAAAAACCGGAGGAGATTAACAACTTCCTGACTTACACTTATGGTATGGAAGATGACCGATTCCCGCTAACTTTCCTTACAGAAGGACAAGGTGCTGCTGGTGTTCGTGATATTACTACTGTTGAGTGGACTTGGAAGACAATGGGTCGTCAGAGATTCAATGATTATATTGTTTGGTCTGACACTAATGATACTACTCCTGGTATTGGTGGTAAACCTATTAAGGTTGAGTTTGCTACTGGTCTTATTATTGAACAGTATGGTTTGCTTGCTCCTGATGGTAAGACTGCTGTTCGTGTAATGCGTGACCATGGTGCTGGTAGTCATGGTGGACATCTGTATTCTTTGCAGTTAAAGAATCCAGATAAGAGTGCTTATGTTGACCCTGCTAACTTTGAAAAAGGTAAGTATTGGTGTATGTTAGCTCCGTCTATTCCTGAATCTTATTCTAAGGGTAACAAGACTAATGTAATGGGACCTGGTGTTATGAAATCCCAGCTAGGATTCAAGCGTTATAGCAAGGAAATTGCAGGTAACATTAGTAATGTTATTGTTAGCTATGCTTTCAAGACTAAAGGCGGTGGTACTGACACTCGTTGGATTAACGAAGAAATGCGTCAGTTCGATGTTCAGATGCGTATCTCTAATGAGATTGACTTGTGGACATCTCGTTACAATCGTACTGTTAATGGTACTATTGATATGAAGGATTGGGATAACGACCAACCAATTCCTGAAACTGCCGGTATGTTTGAAATCCTTGAAGAATCTAACTATGATACTTATGGTGAATACTTGCCACTTAGCAAGCTAAAAAGAACTATTGGTGACGTAGTTGATAAAGATACCGATACTGGTTCTATGGAGATTACTCTATATGCAGGTAAAGGTGGTATCGAAGATTTCGATATGGCTATCCGTGAAGATGTTAAGTCCGAAGGATTTATTACTCCACTTGGAGAGAAAATGATTGGTGAAGAAGGCGGTGGTCTTACTTATGGTAAATACTTCCGTAAATATAAGACTATTGACGGACATACTGTTACTTGCATTCATCTTCCTTTCTTGGATAAATCTCCTATTGCTGAAACAGCAAAAGCTAATGGACTTATTCATCCTCGTACTGGTTTACCTATGACATCTCACAAACTGATGTTCATTGACAACTCTGTATATAACGGAAATCGTAATGTTCGTATGGTACGTATGAAAGGTCAGTCTTACCTTGTTGGTGTATTAAAAGGTCTTACTCCTATTCCGCCGTCTTGGGGTGCTGTTCCTAGTAATTCTATATCTACGGATATTGATAAGTCTCAATATGAAGTTAAAATGTCTCGTGGTCTGCAAGTAGATAGACAAGAGAAGATGTTCATGTTGGAGTGCATACTCTAAGTTAAACAATTAAAATTGAAATTATAATGGAAGGACAAGCACCAAAAGCCGGAACATTCGGCAGTAGTCTAAATAATCCAACTAATAGTCCTAGTGCTACTGCACAGGCTAAAGCTCCGGAAACTCCTAGAGAAACCTATGAACAACTTCTTAAAAAAGAAGATGGTTTAGATAGAGACTTCTTAGAAGAAAGATATATTACAATAGCTCTTGCTACTGATATTACTATTAATTCTGTTTATCGTCAAGTTAATGCTAGATATATCGTTGACCGTCACGATAGCATTGGTGGTAGTATTAATTCAGCTAGAATCTTGACTAGTAACTATAAAGAAATGGAAGCATATATGCCTTCTCTTGTTGGTTGCTCCGTTAACTCACAGGAATATATTACTCGTGTTCAACGTTGGTTTAATAGTATATCTATTCCTGTTGATGGTGATGGAAAGAAACTTAATTGTTCTTTCCAATGGAATAAGAAAAGAGATTATCTGAACTATAAGATAGACGAGACAGAAATTATCGAAGAATACGATAATGCTGAAAAATCTAATCCTAAACAGTTGAAAAATGCTATTGCTAAATATGTAACTAAGATTAATGCTCTTGAAGCAACTCGTTATCAATACGGACATCCTATTAAGGTAGATGATTACCTAGCATATCGTCATTGTTTACTTTATCCGATTGTCGCTAAAGACGTAGCTATTATTAGCTTCGACCCTCGTGTTAAATTCTATATTAAAGATGAACAACGAGAAAACAATCGTCTTAAACGTAATCGTATTCAAGCTAACAAAGCAAGACGTAATTATCTTGACGCTATTGATAACGATGCTAAATTCAAAGCTATTTTCGTATGTTACTCTGCTAGTAACAAACAGGATGTATTATCTAACTTGTTACTTGATAGAACTATCCAAGAAAAGATGCTTGATGACTTTGCAATTAAAGAGCCGGAGAAATTCAACAAACTGTTTAACAATTCACAAATTGAGCTTCAAGCGTTCATTGAAGAAGCTATTGCCAAAGGTGAGCTAGTTCGTTCTGATGTTAATCAAACTGTTCTTACTCCCGAAGGTGGATTTATCGGAGCTAACATGAAAGAAGCATTAGCTTATTTCAGTAATCCCGAAAATGCTGATTATAAAAGAGCACTTGAAACTAAACTAAAATTATAATAACTATTTATTATGAAAGTAGCAGAGATACATAATGAGTTCATGCTTCTAGCTCAACAAATGGGCATGAAAACTGTGCGAGCAATACTTCCCGAACAGGTAGACGAAATAATCAATTTAGAGACTATCGAATATGTGAAAGATGTTTTTTCTCGTAAAGGTAATCGTGAACTCGATGGTATCTCTGATAACGTTATAAGATTAACAGAACTTAGTCCTCTTCATACTAGTATTAAGATTGAAGCTGAACAAGGAGATATAATGTTTGGTACTGGTTATAAGATAGAGTTAAACGACTATCCAAAACCCATGTTCTATACATCTGTCTACTCCTTTAAGGGGGATAAGTCTTATCGTTGCAGATTGATAGACTTAGATTTAGTGAGTGAAACGATGAACGATTATCATTCAAAGTCTATTGTTATAAGTCCTATATGTTATAAGACTGAATCTAATATTGAAGTAATTGCAACATTTGAAATAGATAGGTTCTTAGTTAATTATATTAAGTATCCTACTCTAGTTAGTATTGCAACTAATACTACGAATGAACTATCAGATGTTGCTATGCACGAAGTTATTAAGAGGGCTGTTAATACCTTTAATGCTATCTCTAATAATAATAGTTATGAGAAAGTTTCAAACGAATTATCTAAATTAGAATAAAATGGAAAGACTGTTATTTGCAGGTAATGTTACACTGGCTACTGCTCCCGTTAGTCTTGCGAATGTTAATGCTGCTGGTATTATGGAAGGTGCTGTTGCTCTTTACGACCATGAAGGTAAAATCATCTCGGAAGCTCTTACTAAGAACATTCCGATGTTTACCTTATTTGTTGGTGGTGGAGCATTTGCTAATAAGAGCAAGTATGCCAATATTGTATCTAATATTGATACTAGACGTTTCTCTTATGTTAAGAGTGTCTATGCTACCGGAATTAAATTCCGTGCGGAAGTTACTGTTCCTACCCCCGTAGTAGGGAAGGATTATACGTTAACTATGGCTAAAGCTCATACTGTTCTTAATGAACGTTATAAGTGGTCGGCTAGTGAACGTGCTCGTGAAGGTGATACTGCTGCTATTATTGCTAAGAAGTTAAGTACTCAACTTAATTCTCTTGGTAAGAATGAAGGATTTACTGCTAGTGTTGCTGCTGCTGCTGATGCTAAAATTACCGTAACTGGTACTGATTATGAAGCATGGAATCTGATTGCAGGAGATTCGTTATTTGGAGCAGAAGTAACTACTACAAAAGCTATGAAACCAATTAATGATGATGCTGCTCTTAAAGAGTTACAAATTCGTTGTATTGGTGCAGAAGGTATTAACTCTACTAGTAACGATGCTCGTAAGTTATATACTCTTCCAGAGTTTTCTAGTGCTAGTGGTTGGACAGTATATACTCTGACCTTCTATCCACACCGTGACCTTCGTAGTGGTAGCACCGAAAATGTTAAGACTATAATTCATCTAGCTATTCCGGAAGGAGCTGGACAAATTGCTACTCTTGACAAAATCTTGGCTTCTATCAATACTCCAGCTTCTATCAATACTCCGGCTGCGGCAGAAGCTTAAAGCAAGGCTTAAAGAATAACTCGTAATAGTTTAAATAAAGGGGTTGCTATTAGTATTTAATATTAGTAGTAATCCCTTTAATCATAGATAGGGATGAAGGAAATTATCGAATCTGCTCTTAATCAAGGATTAAGTTCTCTGATAACAATTTCTATTTTCCTACTATTATACAAATGGTTGGATAATAAGAAAAAGACTGAAAGCGAAAAGTTTGTTAGTTCTATTAGTGATACTCTTGATGAAGTATCTAAATCATTATTACAAGTCTCGACCTTTATCACAGATATTACAAAGAATATTATAGATAAAGATAAAGACAAGTGTAAGACTGCAATAGAAGATTCTATGTTCGCTTCGGCAATGAGATTGACTATATTCGTTACTAATACTGTTATTAATAACCACGTCCATACTAATAAAGATAATATACTTGCTAATATCCATAATATAGTTAATGCAGAGTTTTACAGTGTATTCTCTAGCTTAGCTTTATATAAGATTAATGGAGTAAAAGCTAGTGATAATATGAAAAAGGATTGGATGCCGTCAGTGGAGAAATCTATAATAGAAATAGTGTTTAATGACAATCTTAGTAAAGAAGATAAAATATCTAGTTTTAATAATAAAATAAACTTGAAGTTTCAGTCTTATATAACTTATATAACAAATAATATATTAAAGTAATGGACATAAACTTCGATAATGTAAAAAGCAAATTGGTTGATAGAGGTGTACAAGTTGTACACCTCTCCGACATTGGATTCGTTCTTACTGACGAAGATATATGTAGATATAATGCTATGATTGTTCTTAGTAATATGTCTAATGTAGAATCTAAACTTAGTGAAGAACAACAACAAAATCTAATTGCAATGTATAACGAATTAATAATAATGCAATGAGAAAGAACGAAAATGGAATGTATACTTATCTTGATGTTCCAAGTAAGTATAATTGTGTTTATAAAAAACTACTTATTAAGTTAAGTGACTTAGGAGTAGATATGATTAAAGATTGTACTTCTACTTGTAAAGGTATCAATCGTCAAGTCATTAACTGTTGGAATATGTTTCAATCTGCTTGTGCAGCTTATACTCTAGGGTATTGGAAGCAAACAGATTTACTTATTAATTATATTAATGCTTCTTTAGCTTTAAACTGTACTGAATATACTACTGATGAGAAGCCTGTATTTATGACATTTGAACTTAATATTCCTATGTCAATTACTGGTGCTCAACAGATAAAATATAATGAAGCTACGTTTGTTATCGCTAATAAAGAATATGTAGTTAAAGATACTCTTACTATATATCAAGTTATTAATGAAAGAGAGAATATTATAGCTTCGGGATTATCTATCGATAGTCCGGCTAAGTTTAATGAACTAACGCTTAACGCTCAAGTAGGACAGGTTTATATATTTAGAGCTAGTGTAGAAGGAGAAGACGGTGAAACATATTATTCTAATGACTTTATTGTAGAATGTAAGTCTGTTCCTAAAATGAACGTTATGTATTATGGACATACAGATATTGCACCACAGATATTTCAAAATATGTCTATTAGTGATATTATGGCATTAGAAGATAATACTCCTAGAACTATTACAGGAGATAAGAATAATACATTTACTATTCATCAAGAAAAGAAGATTCATTATCTTCTTATACCTGATACACTTATGACGCTTATTAAAGCTGAATATGGTACTATTCTTGTTACTACTCTTTGGGACGGTTCAGATGGTGCTTATAAGACTAATAATCCTGGTGGTACTGTTGACGATATACATTATAAAGTATTCTTCTTATATTCTCCTTCTGTATTTGATGATGCTATTCGTATAACCTGTAAAAATAAGTAATATGAGAAAAGGAATAAGTATAGGTCAACCTATTATTAATAACAGCGTAGATGATAACTATAATCCTCTACCTGATATTGATGCTAAGTACGGACCTTATAGTAGTATTAAAGAAGCTCTTGAAACTCTTACTCCTGAATTACGTAGTATTGGACTTACTATTGGCGTTAAACAGAATAATAGTATTAATGAATATTGGTTTAATGGCGGTATTGATAACGAACATTTAGTTATTAAACAAGCTAGTGGTGGAAACACACCTGTACAAACAGTTTATATTCAAGATACTCCGCCAACTAATATTAATTCTCTTTGGGTAGATACTTCTGGTCTTGGAACAGCTCTTGAAGAGGATGAGAAATTAGCTCCAATAATTCAAGCTATTCAAGTTATACAAAACTACCTTAATACTATTGTACATCAGAGAGACTTAATTATAAATCCCGGTCATGTTAGTAATACATTTACAAAGTCGATTCTAAAGGAATACAAACCTATTGACCCAAATACTGGACAGTTAGCTATTCGTGTTGCAGCTGTTGGTGAAAATCTCGAACCTGAAACAGACCAATATGAACCTAATACTAAAGCTGTTCGTGGTCATTATGGAACAATTAAAGAAATTCAAGATAATTTTAATAACTTCGTAGATTATGAACTTCTTATTGCTACCGATGTAAAACGTCTATATACTAAGATTAATGGAGAACCTGTTAATCTTACTGGTAGTAGTTCAGAAGGTGGAGGTAGTATAGATTATGATGCTTTAGACAAATTAGATACTATTGGATTTGTTGCACCGAATGGACAAATATATCGAGTTAAGGTAAATAACAATGGACAATTAGTAGTATATAAGAAAGAACTAGATACAGCTCAAGCCGAACCTACTGGTGGACAAGAAGACCCTAATACTGGTTGGGTTTATGTAACTACATTATATCTACAAAAGTTATATATTAACTCATTATATTGTGGGGGTATTACAAGTAATGAATATAGTTATAATCCATGCTCTCATAACTTCGTTGAACTTAGTAATCTTACAGGTAAAGATATATCTCTAAAGGGATTATCGTTGCAGTATGGTACAGAAGGAGGAGACTGGGAAACACTTCCTCTATGGGGGAATATCAAAGCGGGTTCGACATTCCTAATTAGAGGTGCTCAATGTTCAGTAATGAATACTAATACTACTCGTATTAAAGTTGAGAACTATGATATGGAATGGATTGCTAGTGATGGTAATCCTATTAAGTTTGATAATAAGAAAGCTAAGTTCTTCTTGACTTGGGGAACAGAACCTAGTTCAGTTGCAAATCCTTATAATAACGCGACTTCCCCCATAAGGGTATCTAAAGGTTATATTGATTTGGTTGGACTACAAATACCTAATGCTGGTGATGCTGATAAAGTTGATGCTGCTGAAAATACTGCTTATGGTTATCTTAGTAGTAAGTATTTGTTTACTAAGTATTATACTATGGATAATGTTAAGCAAGCTACTAAAGCTCTTAGTGCTAGAAATAACGCTAATGATATGTACTTTGTTAACCTAGAAGCTGATGTTATTCCTAGAGTAGAATCTTATACTCCTAGAGCTAGTTTTGAGAATAAGAATATATTCTTTAATAAGACTTTATTAGATAGTACCAAACCTAATAAAGTTACTATGAGTTTAGGACGTAAGGCTTGTTATACTATTAATGAAAGTAACGAACCTAATGATGATGCTAGTAGATGTTTTAATTGGGTTTCCGTAGGTTATTATGATGAATACTTATGGTATCGTGCATACCGTAGTGATAATAGTTATACTAATTGGACAAAAGTAGAATCGTTTAAGAATGAAACCGGTGTTCGTAAATACTATAATCGTATTAGAGCTATAACTACTGACGGTACTCCGTTTACTACTCATAAGGTAATACTTACTCATCTAGGAGAACAGTATGATACTCATACAAGAGACAAGAATATCTATTATGAATATTACGTAGGTAGAGACGAAACTTATAAGAGTGATGTTCGCAGGTTTGTAGTTATGAGTGAAAATATGGTGAATGATGTTCTTAACTTTGTTCAGACTTCCGACCAACAAGGCTTTAATTGGGATGAATATAATGTATGGAGAATAGCTGCCGACCAAATAAAGAAGGACTTTAATAGATATGAAACTAGTAACATATCTGTGTGCTACTTTATGATTAATACTGGTGATATGACACAGAATGGTAATCGTATTAATGAATGGTTAGATTACGAAGCCGGTAGAGCATCTTTATATGATATTGCAGAAATGGTTGCTGTTGGTAACAATGACCTTACCCCTGCTAATGTCTATGTTCTTGGTGACGGTGGAGATGATTCTAAAATCAATGCTACTAACATTCGTTTCTTCTATTGTTATGAAATGGATGAAGAAAATCCTCCTGTATTTACTGTTGAAGGAAAGGAAATATTTGTTGAATCATTATACTCATTCGATGTTGGTCATACTCATTTCTTATGTGTTAATAGTGAGATAAGTTCTAATACTGAACGAAGTGTTTATGGACTTTCTACTACCGGAGTAATGTATGACTTAATAAGACAATGGTGTGAAAGAGATGATGCAAAAGCTATTAATGCTAAAGCTAAGATAGCTTATTGTCATGAAATGCCTTTTACTATTATTACTCAAAATCTTATTAATTCATTCTATTGGGACGGTAAAGAAGATACTAGCGTAGAACGTAGTGGTAGTCGTTTGAACTTTAATACCACTAAAGCTAATGCCTATTGGTTCTCAAAGTTCTTACAGACGCATAATTACCGTTTATGTCTTGGTGGACACAAACATACGTACAGTTGCAGCTATCCCATTTTAGAGAACGAAAACAGCTCTATGAAGCCTATCATACAGGTTACTGCGGACGTTTTAAAGAAAGATTTTAATTCGGATGAATTATATACCGAAACAGCCGAAGGAGCTTTACAAGGGCAATCTTTCCCTAAATCTTGGGAGAATAATGCGAACTTTGATATGCTTAAACATTTATGTACGTTTCAACTAGTTAATGAAATTACAGCTCCTATATATTTAATGTGTCAAGCTACGGGATATAAACATACTAGTAATAAAGAACTACCTAGTTCTAATATTCCGTGGTTAAGGTATTTCTTTCCTGCTAGTATTACTATTAATAGTAGAGACGATGTTACGGCTAAAGTTAATGCAGGTCAACGTTATCCTTTCTATATTAAGTATTTCTTGAGTAAAGGTAAAATCAACGACCTTGTTTATTATCCTAAACTAACTGCTACTGTTAGGAAATTATCTAATGTATTTAATAATTCAGGTAAATACAACGTTAACATAGAAGGTCTTAATCCTAATTACAGTGTTGTTGGTGGTAATGGTGAAACTAATAATGGTAATGATATTATAAATATTAAATTTTCAAATTATAATATTGGATAATTATGGCAGATAATATTAAAAGATATAATCCTAATACTGGAACTTGGGATATATCATCTTCAGGTAAAGCTACTGGAATTGTAGTTGATGACCCTCGTCTTATTGACCCTGAACTTGCAGAAGAAGGTAAGACTACGGAGAGTCTTAATGATGTTCTTGTTCGCCACGATGAAGCATTAAAGAAACATGGTGGTTACATTGCTTGGCTTGCCGAACATGGTGGTGGTGGAAGTGGCGGTGGCGGAGGAGCTACCAAAGATAAAATAACACTTACTAATAGTAATATAGTAAAAGAAGGTAATATTAATTATCTTTATTCTACTGTAACTACTAATATTAAACTGGAATATCTTATTACTTCTTCTAAGAATAATAAGCGATATTTTATTACTGTTACTCTTGACGGTAATAAAATTATCGAAGGTAAAGAAGCATGGACTAATACTCCTGGAACTCTTAATATTCCGCAGTTAGACAGATTCTCTTCTAATAATAATCACTCTGTTGTAATTACAGCCAATGATACAGACGGATTCTCTGCTGAATCATATCTATTAAATATAGTAGAAGCAAGTATTAAACTTGCTAGTTCTGTATTAGGAAATACTGCAACTGTTGGTATTGATTACTTCTTTACTTATAGTATTACTAGTAAGATTATTGGTTCAGATGTTAATCTTGTAGTTACTAATGTAACTAATGGTGCTAGTAAAACTATTGAATTAGGTAAAACTACTTCTACTGCTCCTAGACAAGTCAATGTTAACTTATGGGATTTAGGAAGTATTATTGCTGGTAGTTCTTATACCATACAGGCGCAAGCATTTACTTCAATGAATGAACAAACTGTTCAATCAGATAAGGTAACAAATCGTGTAGTAGTAGAAGACGGTGTAAACCTAGTAATACTTGTAGAAGGCATTACTAGTAAGGCAGAAGTAGATTCAGGAGTTGAAAGAACTAAGTTCTCTCAAAGTGGTAATATATCATTTGCGTTCACTCCGTATCTTGCAGGAGTAAGTCTTATCTATTATGCTGTTAGAATAGAACATAATAGTATTGTTAAAGATATAGGTTACTTTGATGAAGGAAATTATAATGATAACCAATATGTTCAACGTGGCAAACAACAAGTATTTAGTTATGCTATTCCAACTGAAGGAGAAGTATTAGGTAATTGGAATATAACTCTTCGTTGTTGGTCTGAAAAGGGCGACCCTATTACCGATACTGTTTTAGCTTGTGAAGTTGTATCTAGTTCTCAAGCACTTATTGCTGACCAAAATCCTAATAACAGTAGATATGCTAGTTGGCATATTCGCCAAGAAAGTTTTCCACAAGTATCTACTACTAAAGTTTGGACAAGTAATGAACCTTCATTCACAGTTCCTGGTGCTATTGAACCTAGTGGTGCTACAACTGAACTAAATGTATATAATACTAATGGTGTTCTTTCAGGCTTCTTAACAAAGAACGGACAATCAATGTTACGTATATCAGGAGAAGCCTATGGAGTAATTGATGTACAACCATTTAAAGATGATACTACTACTCTTAATAACTGGTCAAGACAAGGCTTTGGTATATCATGTACATTCAAGTCAGATAGACATCCTTTCTCAAATAGAACAGTATTCTTTATAGGGGATTACAATACAGATGAGAAATTCTCGGAAGGTATTAAGATAGGTCTTGAAGATATTACTTGGTCTTATACTGACGGTAATATTAAAGAGACTATGAGTTGTAAGATACAACAAGATGTTATTAATACTGTTGATTTTATAGTTAATAAGAATCCAGGAAAGATGGTTGTTGCTATCTTTATTAACGGTATTCTTAGTACTGCTCGTGAAATAAAGAATGACTTTACTTGGAGAACTAGTTCAAAGATATATCTAGGTTGCGATATTAGTAATGCTGGACAAATTCAGAATTTTGCTGATGTTAACTTCTATGATATTAAGTTGTTCCGTGTTCCTGCGAATGATAAACAGATTGTTATTAATGCAATGAACTCAAAAGCTAGAGCAACTCTATTAGCTGACGGTAGTATAGATTTTACAGAGTACAATAGAATGAAGTTAAGAAACTTCTTCTCTACTTCTGATTCTGAACCAAACTCAACACTTTGGGATGATATTAATCAGACTTATGCTAACGTTAACTTTAATAGTCTTATTTCTGATACTACTAAAGTACTTCCAGTAGATATTATGTTGATTAATTGCGCTAATACTGGTTTTACTCGTGCTGTATTTGAGGAAATAGGTGGACAGAACAATAACTGGTACACTGGTTGTACTATGAGTTACTTTAGTCCGACTTCTGGTAAATCAAGTTCTGAATATACTACTGACGTTGCTATCTCTAAACAAGGTACATCTACTATGAACAATCTTATTAAGAACTTAGAAATAAGACTTGATAAGATGTTGAAAACTGATGATGGAAGTAACCTTGATTATGAGTTATTTCAACCTAAAGAGACTTGGTTTCCTGAAAGACAGTTTACTCTCAAAGCTGATGTTGTAGATAGTGCTCATGCTAATAATGCTTCTATTGGTAAATGGATTAATGATAACTCGGATTTCTTATTCGAGAAAACTCCACCTATGGAAGAGTTAGAAGCTCACCGTCCAGTAGATACTCGTGATAAGACAGTTCATAATAAGGTAACTATTAAGCAAACACTTGAAGGATTCCCTATTATATTACTTATTCAGTTTGACGGTGAAGAAACTCAAACTATGCTTGGTATATATAGTTTTAACTTAGGTCGTGGAGCTTATTATAATATGGGTTTCCGGTTTATGAAAGACTTTACTACTAAGATAAAGAATACAACAGGTGAGTATGTTGATAATAAACTTCCTGCTTTTGTTACTTCTTATCATACTTATGCACAAGATGAACTATTCGGAAACATAGACCAAAGAAAAGTTTATTCTTATGAGTTTGGGGAAAATGCAAATGTTATTGTAGATGGAGAAAAGATATTACCATTAGCATTGTTTATGCAAGACGATTTATCTATTATCAAACATGTAGGTGAATTTAAATATAATGGTGGTAATTGGCTAGAGCCTAGTGCACCTGTTACTGACGATAATGTTTGGAAAGCATTACAAGAGTTATTCTCTATCTTTGCTCAAATGACTTCATCAACAGTTAAGAAATATATTTGGGATGAAACTTCCGGTGGTTATAAAGAAACTTCTGGCGAATATCCTGCACAATCTAGTTGGTCTACTCTTGCTGCTGAACTTGATACTAAGTTCTCAATTAAGAATGCTTACTCTTACTTATTAACGTGTGTAAAGTATGGACTTGTCGATTCTCTTGGTAAGAATATGACTATCGTATGTTACGATATTAATGGAAGTAAGAAATGGTTTATTAGATTCTATGACATGGATACGGCTAATGGACTTGATAATGTTAGTCTCGAATCTGTTGCTAAAACCGCTTGGTTGGATAAGTTTAGTAATAATGATAAGAACAACGTTAATTCATTAGTTATTACTAAGAACGCTGCTGACGGTGGATATGATACTTATAGTTCTCGTATGTGGGATGTATTAAGAGATACTATCTTTGCTAATACTGGAGTATTCGATAGTTCTCTTGAAACTCTTTGGGACTTATGGAGAAATAACGATAATATATGCAAAGATATTAATAACTATGTAGATAATTATTTTGCAGCTCAAACAATTAATTGTGGCGAGTTACTATTTAATTATGATTATAATGTTAAGTATCTTACTGCTTATGTTGGTGAATCAGGTGGACAACCTTCTTATGCTAATATTGAATTTCTACATGGTACTCGTGTTGAGTATGTTCGAGATTGGATGAAGAAGAGAGTTTGGTTCTTTGACGGAGTATTTAAGTATAGCAATGCTGCTAATATTCAACCTTATAATAATAAGGGTACATTTTCCGCAGGTGGTGCAGAAGCTACTAATCCTAAACTCATTATTACGTCTAATTGTCCTGCAATATTTGTGGTTAATATTGGTAATACTACTGATACTAGATATTTCTTAGAAGAAGGTAAACCTACTGAAATTAGATTATCTCCTATTAGTTCTTTCAATACACAAGTTACTATCAATAATACTCCTCAAATTAACGATATAGAAGGATTAGGTGGAATGAGATTCCAAAGATTCATGTCTAGTATGAAACTTCCTAATTTCTCTAAACTAAACTTATCATCTATTGATACTCTTAGTGATTCTCCTATTTCATTTGAAACTATATTCGTTAACGATGAAGACTTCTCTGAGGTTCGACATATTGATTTAAGTAATACTAAGTTTTGGAGTGGCAATGCTGGACAAGGTACATTTACAGTTAATATAGAAAAGTATACTAAGTTGAAAGACTTGAATATATCTAATTCTGTTGTAACTTCTGTATCTTTACCTAATGCTTCTCTTTCATCTTTGAATATTACTAATTCAACAGTTGAAAATATTAGTTTAGTTAATCAACCGTTCTTGAATAGATTAGATTTCTCTGGTTGTAAACGGTTGAAAACTGTTACTATTGATTCTTGTGATAAGATTACTGAATTAAACCTTAGTAATCTAGGAGACTTACATACTATTAAGATTACTTCATGTCCTAACTTAAAATCTATTGTATGTACAAATAATGGTAACTTAACTACATTCAATGTATCTAATTGTAATAATGTCGAAACAATTAATATATCGTCATGTACAAACAGAAATCTTATTGTTTATATTGTAGGTGCTCCTAATATTAAGACACTTAATATGTCTAATACTAATACAGCTAACGATATTCAAGCCGCATCTGAACTTCCTAAACTTAGGACATTGAATATAACTAATAGTAAAGTTGAAGCTATACAATATGGTAATGCTGCAATTCCTATTTATAACGGTAATAAAGTATTTGATGTTAGTCAATTAATCGACTTACAATTCAGTGTTCAAAACGCCAAAGGTGTACATTACTTTAAGTTTAATAATAATAAGGAACATCCTTTCAATGTAGGTTCTGCATTCTTTGTTGGTTGTTCTAACTTAAAGAGAGTATTTGGACATATTAGTCTTAATGGTAATGATGTATTCAATCAATGTTCTAAGTTCTATATTCATGAACCCAAAGAAAAGGTAGAAGGTATTACCCCTGATTATAATGGTGAATGGTTTGGTCCAGATACTAATACTGAACAAGGTTCTGTTGATTGGAGAAATCATATTAATTTATCTACTAACTTTAGTATTGGCACTACTAATTGTAATAATATGTTTAGAGCTACTAATTGTAGTATATATGACGTTTATTATTTCTTATATAAATGTGATAATGTTACAATTCTTAACGGTTGTTTTGCTAGTGCTAAGAATGTTAAATGGGATTTACTAGATAGTCCTAGAAGAAATATGTTCAATCATTGTACTAAGGTTGTTAATATGGATTCTATATTTTGGGGATTACAGGTACAAGATTTTAAGATACTTACTAGTACTTATGAATATGGCTCTACTGAACATAATGGTTTATTTAGTCCTCTAGTTAGTTTACAGTCTATGAGCTCAGCTTTCAGTTTTGGTGGAACTAGATATACCGACCCTACGTTCTTAGCTAAGTTTAAAGGAAATGTAAGTTCTAAGTTAATTAGATTAGATGGTGTTATTGGAGGTGATGAGGCAATTAAATTTGTAAGTAATATTAATAATTCTCCTAGAGATGAAACTATTGCAGATAATTTAGTTGCAGCTGATTCAGGAAGTTTGCTTGCACAATTGCCTGACTTGGAATATATAAATAATATGTTCAATGCTAGTAATATTAACTTTAATCAAGTAACTGATGAAGATGTAGAAGATGGAGTAAAGTATTGTCCTTTATTCTATAAGAATACTAAACTTAAATATATTCAAAGTTCATTTAAAGGACTTGTTAATTCTACTGGTTCTTTATATAATATATTTGGTGGTACTGTTAAGAATAAGACACAAGTAAGATTCCCGACAGCTTTGTATGGTATCTATGATTCATTTAGTTTAGGTTCAGGTTCTAATGTTATTTTCCCAATCCACAACTCAATGTTCAGTAGATTAAGAAACTCATTAAAATATATAACTGGACAACAAGCTATTAATGAAAGTACTTTAGGAAGTTTTCAAGGATTCACTAAACAATTTGTTAAAGAAGGAGATGAAGTATTCCCATACGATGTATTTACTGGTTGTAATGCTATTGTTGAAATACCAGGATTCTTCTCTAAACTAGTTCTTCCTGCAAATAGTGTAATAGAGCTTCCTCTTAATTCATTTAAGACTAATTACAATCTTACTAATATATCATATCTATACTATGATATGAAGAATTGTAAGTACTCGCTTACTGGTAAGGGCTTCTCTAATTGTAAACTAATTAATGTTCATAGATGCTTCTCTGAAATAGAAACTAGCTTCGTTAAGAAAGGTTTTATTCCTTATGGACTATTCTATATGGAACAAACTTCTAATGTTAGTTATAAAGGTTGGAATGAAGTAGATGCAGCTAGTCAGAATATTACAGAGAACTATGGTATAGATAGTGGCGGTAATTGGATTGAAAATGCTGAAATGCCAGTAGAGATTACTTATAGTAAACAACGAACTCTTCCTAGAAAGACAATAGTTAATATGTCTTATTGCTTAGAAAGATTTCAAAGTACAGAAGCACAAGGTTATACTATGAATTATGGTAATCTTACTCCTAGTAATTACGGAGATATAATAGTTCCTAATGAAAAGTATAATCCAGCTAAGTATATTCTTAATCCAAATTATGACCCTAGAGAATGGTTAGATGACGAACATACTATGCCTAACTACAATAGAGATATTCATAGAGTTATCTTGAATAAAGATTTCGATAAGTATGAACTTGCTTGGAACGAATATTGTGTCGATGGTCTTAGTGGATTAGAAGATATAATTAGAGATAGTGCTCTTTATAATGCAATTAGTACAGGAAATATTAATTGTTCTCCTGTTATACCTGATAGATTTAAAGATAACGCTGGTTCTTTTGCTCCACCTTCCGATGCTAATATTAATAAAAAGGTACTTAACTATATATGTTCTCCTGACTTATTCTATTATTGCACTAATGGTAATAATATGCAAGTAAATGGAGTGTTCTTTAGTAGTGGTGGAGTTAATGATTATCTTAATTATGGATTAAGAGGACGTATTCCGCCACATTTATTCTATCCTATTAGTAACGCTACTGATTTGTCTTATACATTCTATCTTATGCCATTGTTAAATCCATATAAATGGAATGTTACTAATGGAGAAGACGGAGAGTTCTACTCGGCAGATACGTTCTCTAAGTTAACTAAGTTAATATCGTTATCTAATATGTTCTACTTTTGTATTATTCCTGCACATATTAACTTACCTGTTGATTCTTATATAAACTGTATACAGTTACAAGATATATCTTCGATGTTCTTATCTGCACAGTTTGAATCAACATCTGTAATGAAACAACAAGTAGACGGAAACTTATTTAGTAAGAATGTTAATCTTAGAAACATTAGTTATGCTTTTGCTAGTGGAAAAGGTACAGGAGATTGGTTAGGTAGAAGTCCTAAGAAAATAGATTCTACACTGTTTAATGCTAATAAACATAAGCAACTTAATAATGTTACTGGTGTGTTCTATAATGCGACTTCTACTACTGGTAGTGTTCCGGAATTTTGGAATTGGCTTAATGCTCTAGGTGCTACTAGTAGAGCCGATACATTCTATGCAATGAAAAAGTCTAATCTTAGTAACTCTGAAAGTATTCCTACTGATTGGGCTAATGGAATGACAGATTAAAAAAGTTAATAATAGTATTGTGTAATTAAACAAAATTTAGTTTCTTGTAGCATCCCCCATAAAGGAGTGAGTATTAACAGTAATCACACCTCTTTATGGGGGAATGTTACAAAGACCAATTAATAATCATTTAAAAGTAATTATCATGGATAATCGTATTTATAACAGAGCTAATTCAGCTAACAGTTTACAGATTTCTATAATGGGTAAAGTTGAAGCTGTTGCAAAGTTTTCTATTCCTAATGGAATGGGTGGTAAAGAACCATTCTTATTAAAGAACATTACCGAAGACCCAATAACAGTTGAAGTAGTTCTTGCAGGTATGGAAGAACCTATTACTACTGTTCTTTATTCCGGTTGGAATGTTGAGTTAGTTAAACAAGTTAATAACGCTGTTGCTGATACATTACAATATGGGTACTAATACTGGTATAGGTATAGGTATCGGTATTCCTTTTAGAAATAATGCTCTTGGTGGAGATAATATGTATTTTCCACCGGAGCTTAAAGCTCGAATGATTGGTGTTTGGGATAACTATGGTAAGAAGAATACTGATGCTGATAGGAATATTATTAAAAATAAGATTCCTAATGCGGGTGGAGATTTAGAGATTCTAAATAGTGCTTATAGGTTAAATAGTGGATTTGGTGGATACAGTAATGACTTTCAAGAATATACATATCATACGAGTGTAGTAATTAAAACTGATACTAATGCTGTTTTTAATGCTGGCGGACAATTATTAATTCCATATCCATCATTAACTAAAGATATTCCTTCTTTTAAGATAAAAGTTAGTGGATTAAGTAACACTTATCATTTTCGTTATTATTATAGAGATAATAATGGTGTTCAACATTTCGTAAATATGGGTAAAGATGGTAATTACGAATTACCTATTTGTTATAATGTACAGAATAGTTCAGATGGCACTCATTGTGGTTTTGCTAATAATGGTAGCGATATAATAACTGTTGAAATATTACCTGCATTTGAAGGAGCTTTAGTAACAGATGGTATTAATGATATTATCGCGTCTATTAAAACATTAGAAGAATGGAATATTGGTGATAAAGGAATTACTATTGTTAGTATGATTCATCAAATCAATACTAACTCTAATAATTTTATTACTACAAATAATATTAGAACTGATAATAAAGTTGTAGGTAGAAATATAGTTAGTAATATAGAAAAAACCGGAATATACGGATGGTATAAAAAAAATATTCAAAGCAATACCATTAATGTAATAAATAATATATTAGGAGACGAAAATGATTATACTTCATATTCTACTCCTTCTACAAATATTAATTCAATTAATAATTCCAAGTTTTATGTACAAGGTTATGCTGTTGAAAATGGTTTTAGTGAATTATCTTCCGTTGCTCACTATTGGACTTTTGCAGTATTAGATAAAGCTACCGAAGATGAAATTAATCTTATTATTGCTAAATATAATCTTGATAGAACACTTAGACCTGATATACTTTGTAATATAGCTAAGCAAGGTATTACTAATGATAATCATGCAGAGTTTAATGATAAACTTATTGATTATAGTGGTAATGGAAGAGATATTCAAATGAATAATCTAGCTTGGAAAGGCGGTAGTGGTATTGCTGCAAAACCTTTTGAAACTATTAAGGATTATGCCATCATATCTGATGAACCTAGACAAAAACTTACTATTTATAATGAGTTTAGTTACAAAGTAAAGTCTAATATCCCTAATTGCTATTGGACAGTACAATCTATTATAAAAGATAATACTTCATATCAAGTAACTATTATTACTGACAAAGATTGTTATTGGATTAATTCGACAACTTTTACTAATAATGAAGGAAATAAAGAGAGTATAAGAAAAGAATATCCAGTAAAAGCTAATACACCTACGCAAGTTATTATATGTGGATTAAACGAATTTGAATATCCCGAAGACATAGAACCAACAACTGCTGTATCTTATGTTAATCTTAATTATGCAGGAGAAGTAACTGTTACATTTATTCCTAGTTGTAAAGGAGGATTATTACTTGACGGAGTAAATGACTTCGTTAAGGTAACAGGATTGCCGATTTACAAGGATTATACGGTGGTTGCGGATAGAGAGGTAATAGATAGATTAGTAGAAAATGCAGATGGTGGAGTAGCATTAAAGGGTGGTAGGTATCTTACAGGAGCTTTTTGCTTTGATTATAAAGATGCATCTTTTAGTTTTGGCACTCCAAAAATGATACCTTTAGACACAAAAAGATTTATCAGTTATCAGTCCAAATATGTCAGCAATGGAATTAGAATGAATATAGGAAAAGCAACTGATAATGATGAACTATGGATTGGTAGATTAGGTAATGATGAAAGATATAGCAAGATAGCTATTCGTTTTTTAATGTCCTTCCCATATAGTATGTCCAAGTTCTTGATAGAACGTCAGTTGAAGAAGCACAAGCTGGGTACGTTTTATCCTAATATGGTGGAGTTTAGACCTGTTATTAAAGCTAATGCTAATTATAAGATAACATGTTATCAAATAAATAGTAATAATACTTGGAAGTTAATAAAGGTAGGTGATTACATTGTTATCGGAGCAAAATTAGCTTTTCAAATTACTTTTGATAATGATGCTAGTGAACTTAAAGAAGTTGTAAGCCCTCAATTATCAGATATAATTGTTGAGAAAAGACCGTCAAATCTGGGATATAATATATATAGTTATATAACTTCTAAATCCCCTCAAAAGATAAACATCACTATTGACGAGTACATCAGGTTTGAGGACATTGTTCAGCCATACCCAGCTCTATTGCGATTCAATGATGAAAACGGCAATAAAGTATCTTGGGGAGGTAAATTCAAAGTTGGTTCTACTATTACTAGAATAGGTTCTGCTGCTGATTCTAATCTACTTCCTAATATATATAATATATTTGGATTATTATTGAATGGCAATCAAGTAACTAGTTCTAAAGTTATTGTTGAAAAAACAATGGTATTTAAGGCTAAAAGTGCTTATATATTTGATAACAACGAACCTAAATGTATCCTGTCTCCTAGCAGACTAAGAATACCTAATAGTTCATATAAGCTACTCGGCTATATTCCCGATATATCCGGTCATGGTAATAATGGAGTTATCCATAACTCGGCTTATGCAGAAGGAAGCGGAGTTAATGAAGATGGTTCATATCAATTTGATGGCGTAGACGACTTTGTTACTATTCCTACTTTGTCTAGAGGTGGTAAGCAGGTGTTAATGAAAGTGAATTTGCCAAGATTAAATGAGATTATCTATGACCAAAGAAAAGAAACAAACACTTACACTTTTGCTATTCTAACAACACCGTCCGGAATTGCTTACGATCAAAAGAATAGTGAAAGAATTACGTATATTGATGGCATCTTAAACACAAATATTATAGCAGAACAACTAATGGGTGTAACTCACAATATTGTAGTTATAAACAGTAAAGCAAATCTGGATAATACTCGAAGCCCTATCATTGGTCGTGATATAAATGGAAATAATTGGTCGCGTATGCGCATCTACGACTTCATGCTTTTCGACAACATCTCAACAGATGATAAGATTAAAGAGCTGAATGAGTATGTAGGTATTGAAGCTAAGGTAGAGTTACCTCCTTATTACTGGGATGCTTATGGTAAAACTAATCTCGATGGAGATAAAGCAACTATTCAGCAAAGAGGTATAGCAGTAGGTGATTTTGATTTGACTAATAATAACTTAGCTTACGAAGGTATGTCTGGTTATAATGGTTATCCTGTTGTGTTTGGTGCTAATAAAACTTGGGCGAATGAATCTAACGGATATGTTACTAGTATTACTAGTAATACTATTCATATTACTAATGTTCTAAATGCAGGTTTAGCTTTATTATATTCTTATGTTAAATATAATGGTAATCTTCAAAATATAAAAGAAATACCTCCTTTTAAGATTAAAATTAAAGGGTTAGAAGGTAGATCTAAATTTATATATAAGTATTTAGCAACAAGCGATGCAACTAAGGAAACAAATCTATATCTTGGAAATGGTACTCATGAATTACCCAAATCATTCCTTCCGACAGAGGCTTTGATTAATAATGCTGTGGTAAGTTTTTCAATAAGTCCAATTGAAGAAGGAGTTACCAATTTTTTAAGTGATATTACTATCGAAGTTCTTCCTGAATATGAAAATGGTTTAGTATATGACGGAATAACTGATTATAGTAAGAACGCCAATATTCCCGCACTTGATGATTTTACAGCAATAATAAAAAGGGAATGGCTAAAAAAACAGGGTTGTCCTTTAATAAAAGGAAGTAAAGTGTATGAAGAAGGCAATGGAAATGCTTTGTTACTTGAATGGGATAAAGCATATAATTTTGTTTTCTATAAAAGAACTGACATTATGGAAGGAGAACTACCGGACAATATATCTTTTATTACTCCTACAAATTATAACGGTAATGTTATAACTAGAGGAAGTGAACAAGATACAAATGGAATATGTATCGCTGGCGATGGTAATGCAGGATTTGCTAATATGGTATTCTACAAACTAATCCTCTATCCTAAAACCATTCCACTATTGCAGATTAACTTCCTAAAGAATCTAATGGAAAGAGACGAGATAATTGATTTAACTAATCCTATATTTATAAAAAATGAATAAATGAAAATAATGCCTTATAAACTACTTTAAGTAGTTTATATAATACTTGCTATAATTGCAGTAGTTATGTATACATTAAGTTTAATATTTAATATTTAAAGATTATGATTGATTACATTGTATTTCCTGTTGCTGATATAGATGAAGAGAAGTCAGCAAAGATTGATGAACTTAATTTAGTTCCTCGTAGTAATGTTAGTAAAGACAAAGTATTGATGAAGTGCCAACATTATAAAGAAGTGTTTCCTGAAAAAGTAACTAGAACAGTTACTACTGATGAAGAAGGATTGGAAATTATTAGTATTGAATATCCTTATGAAACTTATTCTAATGAAGCACTTGCTACTTTATTGTCAAGTCCTGAATGGAATTTTAAAGAAGATGAGGTAATAGAAGATTCCCCCATAGAGGAATGACATTACTTTTATTGCTTAACTCTAAGCCCTGCTTATAACAAGTAGGGCTTTTTATTTTGTTCATACAATACCTAACTTTTAATAAAATTATTGTTTATAGCTAAAATAGATAATGGTCGAACTTCTTATATTGTTCTTTTAGATAATCAACTAAAGTTAGTTAAGAATCTAAAGACTAGTATAATCGAGATGTCACAAAGAGAGATGCAATTGTTCAATGCTTTTAAAGAAGCTAGTGCAAAGAATCCTTCTCTTACTTATGAAGAATTTATTAAAACTATGAAGTAATGATAGAAGTAAGTGTAGTAAAACAAAAGCTGCAAGATTACATTGTTAATCAGATAGATATTCTTGGCGAATCTAATCCAGCTATTAAGTTAGTTAAGCCTTTGGCTAAACGTGCAATTATTAATAACATTGATAGTTTTGATAAGTTTATCAATACTATTGCTAAAGACGGAAAGATTGATATTGAAGGTATAGTTGATGAGGAGATTGAAATAATCAAATCTATTCCTAACTTTGATTTTAATATTCCAGTTCTAGGTAATGGTAACATCTCTAATGGTGACATAACTCTTTCTATTCCTTTTATTAATAAAGGAATTATGTTTAACCAGTCTGATTTGGAAACATTCAGACAACTATTAACTAAGTAATATTATTATGAGAGAAGTATCAGCTTTTGGTTTGATGATGTAGACTTCGGAGAAGATAAACTCTGGAAATACTTTAATGAATTAAAGTAATACAAGTTCTGTTATATTCCTAAAGAGAGATTACTAAATAATAGTAGTCTCTCTTTTCTTTTTAAAATAAAGTCTTATATTTGCACCTGTAATATAAAACTTAATGCTTATGGGAATATTTGTTAAAGTGTTGTTTGTAACTATAATAGCTATTACTATTATAGTATTCGCATGGAAAGAGATTACTACTATTCTTCCTGTGAAGGTTGTGTCTTATGTAAAGATAGCAGGTGTGCTATTAAGTGTTATTCTAGGTACTATATTATTCTTATTGTAATATGGACTTCGGGAATATACTTAATGAGATTCTACGTACTACTGCTACTAGTTTCGATTTTGCATTTGTTATCTGTGTTAATGTACTAGCATATCTAGTAATTAAACTAGTTGACAAACTTAATGGAGATAAAGTAGTAAGTACTTGGAATAAAAGAGTGATAACTCTTGTGTGTGCTGTATTAATGGGAGTAATATACTTCTCGTTAAAGTTAGGTGATGTTAAAGTAGTACTTAATTCTATTATTCTTAGCTTCGTTTTTTGGAGTTGGATTCTGAAACCAATACTAGCCTTCTTCAAGATAGATTATAAGAAGTTTATAATAGAAGATGATGAACCTAATCAATATCCAAAGTAAGTACTATTAGTGAGAGTAGTAAGTGAGGGTCGGCTAGCAATGGTCGGCTCTTACAGTTTATACACCTCTTTATGGGGGAATAAAATTACGTCCCATGCTCCTACGCTTTCATAGAAGCTCACCATAGGACTTTAGTACCTTTCCTTAACTTACTATTATCCGACAGTATTGCGTGCCACCACGGGTCTTAAAATGCGTCACGTGTATAAAAATGTTTACAATGCGAATATCAGTTAGCTAGATAGTAAGCTAGATAATAGTGCTGAATCAAAATTATTAATAAAAGTCTTGTTAATACCAATATAATAACTATATTTGTTATAATACTAATTCAAAATAAAAGTAATATGGCTTCATTAAATCAAATTGTATCTGAAATAGCTCATGCTATTCATCAGCCTAATAATTTTACTACGAGACAAACTATTCGTAGTGCGGTTATTCATACATTCAATGAACAGATAAGACAGACTTATGAGCGTCATGCTAATGTCGATAAGATATTAATGCAGAGATATAGGATAAGTCTTATTAATGTTCCTGACGGAGATATATTTCAAAGTCTTGTAAGTACGAAGTATAAAGTTAAAAGAAGCAAGACTAGAATACCTAGACCAGTTCGTCTTGATAATAATCTTCCTTTTGTTAGTGTTCGTACTGTTGGTTATGATAATATGGCTATTCCTTTTATTAAAGAAGCAAATGCTCAATTTTATAAAGCATTACCAGGAATGTGTACTAGTCTAAGTTATGATTATATCAATGGTTATCTATATGTTAATAGCAATGGTAATCCTTTGATTGAACCGCTAGGACATATTGTTATTGAATCGCCTTTTGAAATACCTACTGAAATACCTGTTGAAACAACAGAAGGAGTTGAATCTAACTTCGATAATGATGATGAGTTTATCATTCCCGAAGACATGGTAGAACGAATCAAAGATGTAATCTATAAACGTAATCTACTTAATGTAGAGAGAGTAACTAATGAAGTCCCAGTTAAGGATGATATAAATAAACAACAAATAGAAGTATAATTATGGCTAGCGGTGAAAGATACGACCACAGAAATATGTATACTAGTTTTATAAAGACAGCCGAAGAGGATTATGTTCTCGTGTCTGAAAAGATAGCTAGATACAAATCTTTATTATATAAAATCAAATATTCTATTGAACAGAATAGAAATGCTATTGAAGCTATATTTGATGTATGTGTCTATAACTATTGGGAATGGAATACTGACGAACTAGATGTTGATAGAAAGATGGAGACAGCAATAGATGCTAAGTTCGTTAAATTCGATTCTTCTAAACAATTAAGATACGGTAATATATATCATAACTTAAAACAATACTTTAGAGTACTTCGTAAAATAAAAGAATATGAGATAAGACAGCAGAGAATTAAACATCGTAAGAACATTACTCGTCCTCAATACGAAGCCTATTGCAAGTTATTCTTTAGAGAAGTATCTAAAGAAGTTCTAAGAGGAAAAGTTTATAAGTTTGAAAAGAGACTTGGTTGTCTTATCATAGAAAGAGTTATAGTCAGAGATAGTTTTACTACTGCTGATGGAAAAGTTATTAAGTTCAGAAAAGTAATTGACTATTATAAAACAGAACTAAACAAAAGAAATCTTCTTGCACAAGGACTTATTCCTTATAATAAGAAAGACCATGCAGCAGCCTTACTAAGAGGTGAGAAATACGAAGGAATTAAATATGTGGAGTATCTTGATAATCCTTATTATTGTAAGTTACTTATGATTGATGGTACAATTAAGAATAGACCATTGTTTAAATTCTATGGAACTAATCTTCACATGAAGCGTAGTAACGATGATATACTATCTGAATGTAAGACTGTTGAAGATATTATTAATGTCGATACTGATATTAATAATCGTCTTTCTTTAATTAATAAGTTTGACCCAAGTTACACTATAAAATATATTAGAAATAATGAACAAAGAGCTATCTTCCGTAGAAACTATTATCGCAAGACTTGATAATGATTTCAATATTATGAATAGTGATTATATACCTAGAGTGGGTGCTTGGTGTATAGATGCTATGAATGAGATGGGTATTCTTCAATATGAAGAAAAAGAAATTACTATTAATGTTGTTGATAGAGTTGCTTATTTTCCATGTTGTATGAATGCTTTTAAAGTGTACGTAGATGGATGCGAAATTTCCCCCGTAAAGAAAAGAAAGTGTGGTTGCTCTTCTGGTACTACTGAATACTTTACTCAAGACAGAGAAAGAGCTAGAGAACGTGAAAGTAAGCGTACTGTTGAGATTGACCCCGAAGGTTACGAAGGAAAGAATTACGTGTATCTTCGGGATGCTAATGCAATCCAATTAAACTTTGATACTGATATTGTTACCGTATCCTATCTTACAGTTAAGACTGTATATAGTGATACGTTTCATTGTAATATACCCGTTATTCCTAATAACGGTAAACTTATTGAAGCACTTGAATGGTTCTGTATGTGGAAGTTACTAAGTAGAGGAATTAAACATCAGGTCTATTCTTTACAAGGTGCTATGCCAGTTAATCCATATTTGTTATGGAGAGATTCTCGTGACAGAGCTAGAGCTTCTGTTATTAATGAAAATCAAGATACTAATGCTTATAAAGGTTGGGCGTCATTCTTTTATAATTCAACATTTAGACCTAGAGACTAATGGAAATAGTTAAAGAACTTAATAAAGATGGAGGATATGAATCTATTAAGAACGGTTCAATGACTCATGCTGTTAATGCTATGGTTTCTCGTGATGGTAATTCTATTCAGAATGAACAATCTATTGAGACAATCATAACATTAGAAGAAAACGAAGAGATAGTCGGAGTTATCTCTTGTTCTGATGAAATAGTTATATTTACTAATAATAATAAGATTAGAAGATATAAAGAATCTACTAAAGATATTACCGAAGTTATTACTAATTGGAATTATCAAGGAGGTAAAGTTATAGGTACTTATACTTATAATGTAAATAATGAATTAATTGTTGCTATTACTGAACTTAATTCTAATGAAGATGTTTCTTTAAAAATAATCAATCTTAATAAACCTAATTATTTAGAAGGAGGAAATGATATAAAATATACATTAGTTCCTAATATACCTAAAGCAAATATTAATAACTGGAAACTTGTATCAGGAAATTCTATATATAAAGGTATATATAATTTCTTTATAAGATATAAGCAAGGAAGTGATTATACTGGTTGGTTTCCAATAGGAGTTCCTGTATTAGTATATGATTTTGATAACGAAAGCGTTGTTGAAGATAGTAGTTTCGGCTATGACGATAGTAGTGGTAACCTTCCAGTTAATTATAAGATAGGAAACTTCGCACTTAAAGAAAGAACAAATTTAAGTACTGAAAAAGTTAATCTAAATATTGAATTAGGATTACAAATAGATAATTCAGGTCTTAATTACACAGCTTATCAAATAGGTTATATAATCAATACTCAAAAAGGAGATACTAAAATATATAATACTTCTGATATAAATATAAGAACTAGTAGAATAACAATAGATGATGTTTATAATGAATCATTTAGTCTTGACGATATTACTAGTTCCTTCTTTAATTTGTATAATGTAAAAACTATATGTAACTATAATAATAGATTATATGTGGCAAATTACAAAGAAGAAAATATTAATAGTCTTGTAAGTTCTATTGATACTAGTAATATACAAGTTAGAATTAAAGATTTCAGAGGTAATAACACTATTAAAGTTTCTGCTAAAACAAGAAGTGTTGGTTCTTCAATAATTAATAATCCTAGAACCTTTGATATTGGTAAAGGTTATGTAGTTACTATTAAAGGACGTGCTTACGGAGATGGTAATAAATATAAAGAAGCTACTAGAAAGTTCTTTCTTACTCGTATTGGTGAGAATAATTATGGTACTAAATGTCTAATGATTGCATCACAAGACTTTATTAGAGCTTTCTATAAAGATAGTAATTATGATAGTCACTCTACTCCGTTCTATGTTTCTTATCAAAATGCTAATAATCTATATGAACCAGCAGTTTCCGTAGTTATTAAACCTGATGATAAGAATTGGTATATATTAGAATTTAGTAGAGGATATGACCCAGCAGATGTATATCCTGATGAATATTCTGTTATATCGTCTTTAGGGACCGTAAGCCATCCTTATGTAAGATATGGACGTACTAACGATTTCTTTACTAGTATTAATTATACTGATCCTGATATTCAAAGAGATTTTAATAACGATTTCAAAGTAGTATCTATTGAAGAATTTGATTTAAATATGGATACTAGAAAAATTGTTGAACCTATGTGGTTCTATTTAGGAGATGTTACTATTGGAGAAAATACTTATAAATTAAAGTATGACCATTATAATCCTACTGACTATTGTTATTATAGATATGATATGTCTAGTGGTAGTCCAGTAAAAGTTGGTGTAAGGTTAAGAAAATCTTTTCAAACTGCTTATGTAGATTATCCTGAAGTAATGCAGGAAATTCGTACTAAGTTTCCTAATTCACAAATAATTCTTATTACAGAATATGAAACTGTTAATCCTAGTGGTGGTAATGCTGATGAACTTGCTAAATTTAGACGTGAGATTGCTGATGAAAATATAAGAATAGCTTATGATGTATCTAAACATAAATTTACTTTTTCAATTAAAAGAACTAATATAAGAGATAATTATTATGAACGTGAATCAGATGCTGTATTAATAACCAATGCTGATGGAGAAACTACTAGATATACAGTAAATGAAATATTTCCTAATATATCTGTTACTTTCAATAATGAAGATAAATCTACTCAAGATTTAATTAATGAAATCGAAGGTATTCATGAAACTGTATATCGTTGGAAAGAAGATAGAGAACCAACAGAAAAAGATTTTAATATTAATGAAACTTATACTGTTGATTTCTATGATATAAGTAGTTTATCAGGAAATAAAGGTTCTACTAAAAGTTTTACTGATTTAAAAGTATATCCAGTTGGTTATATTAAAGAAACAGTAAAAGAAGGTAATCAAACTATAATAACTGCTGAAAAAGAATTTATGATAGTTATACCTTTTATTGATTATCTTAAAACAGTTTCTAATTACAATTATGACGGACATGAAAGATATCGCATATATAATAGAGTAAATGTTGGGAGTACATTAGCATTTGAAGGAATAGTAAAAAACTTATATATCTGTTTCCAAAAGGATACTAAATTCAATATGGACGGTATAAGTAATTATAGTGCTTTACTTCTCGATATTCCTGCTTTTGGTAGAAGTGACGCTTTAGCAATAAGTGAAGGAGGTGTTCGTTCTACTGGTAATGAGTTCTTTGCATTAGGTAGTAGTAATAAATATAAAGAACTTCGTATTGATGGTCCAGAAGGAGGTTATCTTAATAATGCTTTTGGTTTTGCTTCTCCTAAGATATTAGATAGTCAAACTAAACCAGAAGATACAGAGTTCTATGGAAATATCCATAAGTATGCTATTAACTATTGTGTATATAACTTCTTTATTCATTATGTTTTTCCTAACGGCAATATAACTGATGGTGTTCGTATTGCTAATAATATGACTTATTCAGAAACTATTAGTTTAGGTACTGTTAATGAAGGAAATATTCCATTAACCATGGATGTTAATGAAGATACTTTAATATCAGATATTAAAACTAAATTTGATTCTTACAAAAGTCAGTATGGAAATATAAATACTACTAATGCACATGAAGTAGTTAATATATTCGATGCTATAAGTAATGTTAGATTTTGTAATATATTTCCTAAATATAATGATAGTGGTATTGCTCTTTATAAGAATAACAAAGGAGATAAAATGTTTAGAGGAACTAAGGTTGCTGATAGTACTTATGTTCAACCAATAGAGTTCTTATTTGATAATATACCAATGAAAAAAGATTTCGTAGGATATTTTATATCTTATGAAAAGACAGAACCTATATTAGTAAGTCAAGGAGTTCCTGTACGTAGAGATGATGATTTTAATACTGCTTTTAATGAACAGGTTAATAATATTCGTTTCTATTATCCTGAATTTGATATATTAAAGAAAGCTGGAGCAGGTAATATATTTATTACTCAATCTAGATATACTATGGGTAATGCTCAAAAAGGTCCGATGTTTACTGACTTTTATAATAGCGATGACGTTTATGGTATGTCTGCTCCTGATGAAGAATTTGGAGATATTAGAGCTGTTAAAAGTTCTAAGATTATAATGGCAGATAGTAAAGATGATAACAATGCTGGAAGAGAAGCTGTTGTTAATCTAGTATTAAATAAATCATTGAAATTAGGGTTATATATAGGAAGTGGCAGAGGTTATGTAAAAGGTATTCTTCTTAATATAAGTGATAACTTATATATGTCAGAGAATAAAAGTCTTATTCCTCTAGGTTATATTAAATATGTTAATCCAAAAGGAGATATTTATAATTATGGATATGAACAATACTATTATAATTATAACTATTATTTCATGACTAGTTCTGTATATGCCTTTAATCGTAATGGTGTATATTATGATGCTAATGACCCAATACCTAAAAAAGCTACTGATAATAGTAATCTTTATCCTAAATTTCCTAGAGTACATTATGAGAATCAAAGAGTTGGTAATACTCCTATAAGTAGAATAAAGATTGATGTTTTCTCTTTATATCCATTATTTGCTAAAACAATTAAAACTGCTCCTGATGAAAGATATTATACTATTAATACAGATGATAATTCTTTTGTTCAGAATGTTCGTATGATTCATATGTTGCCTAGTACTATTAATGATACATTTGAAATAAGTACTATGTATCTTGATTATGCAGGTAAGAAGTTTATTAATTATAATGAATTACTATATACTAACTTTATTACAGAATATAGACAAACTATTCGTAGAAGCGATGTTATTAGTGATGAATCAGTAGAAAATAAATGGCGTATATTTAGACCTAATGCCTATAAGATAATTAGTGAAAACAAAGGAGACATTATTAATGTTATTGGTATAGGTACTTATCTTATTGCTCATTGTGAACATTCAATGTTTATCTTTAATAGAGATAATACTCTTTATACTAAAGATAAAGATGTGCAAATGTTAATGCCTGATACTTTTGATATAGATTATCAAGAAGTATTTACTAGTGAAAAAGGTTATGGAGGTCTACAAGATTTTGAAGCCTATGTATGTAATGAAGCCGGTTATATATTCCTAGATAGAAGTAAGAAACGATTATATAGATTTGATGAAAAGAATCTAAATGATTTAGGTGATGGTGTGCAATCTATATTAGATGAATATCTTACTAGTGATACAAAGATACTAATGGGAATGGATAAAGAGAATAATCGACTAATCTGCTCCTTTATGGGGGAAGTTTCAGATTTTACCCTTAGTTATAACTTTGTTACTAATACTTGGATTAGTGTTCATACTTATTTATGTCGAGGATTTTATAATACGAAAACTAATTTGTATATTAGTTCCTTCAATAAGAAAAACATTATAGGTAAAATAGGATTTGTAAAACCTTCAAGTTATCTTAGATATACAGATTTTGAGATACCTGTTGATAAGAATCCGTTCTATGTAGGAGAGAATAACAATACTATGGTAGTCGATGTATTATTTAACCTTGAATACGATACTATTAAAGTACTTAACTACATTAGTTACGACTTATATAAAGCAAATGATATTAATTTTGCAGGTAATAAGATATTGTTGTTTAGTAACACTTCTATTAGTAGACTAGAAGACATTACTGTAAATGAACGTAATACTTTTGATACTGTTAAGCCTTATTATGAACATGGCAAATGGAATTATAATTACTTCCGTAGTGTTCTTAATGAAGTTGTTACTAGTTATCCAATAGATAGACTTACTGGTAAACTTAATGTCGATGTTGATAAGAAGTATGAACCATTTAAATCCAATCTTATTAACGGTAAATATTTAGGTGTACGATTTGTAATTAACGATGGTACAGCTAAAATAGAGATTAAGAAGATTGAATGTTATGTTAATAAATACAGAGAATAATGAAACGTATTAATGAACAAAGACCTAAAGCATTTATAGGTGCTGCGATTTCTGTTGGTACTAGTATTGTTAGTGGTATCATAGGTAATCGTAAGAAAAAGAAAGCTGAACAAGCTGAAAGGCTTAGACAAGAACGGCTTCAAAATCTACAAAACCATCAGGCTTTAGCTAGTGCTCAAAATGAAAGTATGATGTCAGAGGAAGATAGGACACAGTTTTTAAGCCAGTATTTATCTAAAGGAGGGAGAGTGAAAACTTCCCCCCGTAAAGAGGTGAAAGCTCGTATTGTCGAAGGCGGTACAGCTATTCCTATTAAGAAAGATTCGTTTCTTCTTAAAGGACGTAAACACAATGCTGGTGGAATTGTTATTGACGCTGGTAAAACTGGTGTTGAAGCTGAAGGTGGAGAAGTAGTACAAGTTACTCCTAAACAACTTAAAGTGTTTAGTGCTCAACCTATTCTTAATGGTAATAGTCCTGCTGAACTAGTTCAAAAAGGTGTAGAACCTTCTAAAGTATTTAATGCTCAAGAATCATTTAAGGATAAGAATGGTCTTAATGATGATGGTACTAAAAAGAAAAGAAATATGAGAACAATAACTGGTAAGAAAAAACTAGGTGGTCTTTCTCGTAGTAAAGATTATGGTTCTGATAAGAAACCATATCCTAGTGTTAAATCTAAAGATTTTGCAGGTGGTGGACGTAGTTATCCTATCCCTACTAAAGCTGATGCTCGTGATGCTCTTAGGTTAGCAGGACTTCACGGTCGTTCTGATGTAAGAGCTAAGGTGTATAAAAAATATCCTGAATTAAAGAAATCAGCTCTTGGTTCTAAGACAAAACTATTAAAAGATAATTATAATAACTTTGGTTTAGAAAAAGATTATAGTAAAAGTTTTGCTCCAAATGCTTTAACTAAAGCTAATATGAATTCTGTTAAAACTAATAGTATAGTTCCAACTAAACCTGTTGGAGCTTCTATTAGTTCTAGTACTAGTCCTTTATCTAAATCAGGAGGTTTTAAGAACTTTATGAGTGGAATTGGAGGAGAAGCAATTAGTGCAGGAATAGGAGCTTTAGGAAATATTATTAGTGGTGTTACTAATAAAAACAGTATTAATAATATTCAAGCTCCTACTAGACCTAGAACTGTTGTTCCTGCAAGAATGAGAACTACATATAATATAAATCCTCAATTAGCAGAAAGTAGAGATTCTGAAAGAAATATGGCTAGACTTATTGATTCTAATACTTCTAGTTCTTCGGGAAAGATTGCTCGTATTCAATCTCTTGCTAATCGTGGAGTTCTTGAACGTAATAAATTAAGAGGAATGAAAGAAAATGTTGAGACTGACCTTCTCAATCGTTCTACTCTTAATCGTCAAGGAGTAGAAGCTGCAAACAATCAAATACTAAATGCTTATGATAATGCGGTTACTCAAACAGAAAACGAAAAGATTCAAGCAAGAGCTAATAATCGTACTAATATAATTGAAGGTCTTACTAGTGCAGTTAGAGACTATCAATTAGGTGTGGATAAGAGACGTTCAGAAGAAAATGCTGCTGCTGCTATGATGTCTGCAAATCCTGAACAAATGGAATTATTCTTAAAGTTAATGAATAAGAATAAGAGTAGACTAAGTAATATACGAAGTACTTTATTCAAATGTGGTGGTAAGAAAAAGATTGCTTAACTATAAATACTATAACTATGCCGATAGATATTAAGACAGCAGGTTATCAAAAGAGGGAGCGGGTTGCCGCTCCTTTAGATGTTTACAATAGTACGTTAAATACTCTACAACAGAAACATGATACTGCTATTGAAACTAGTAATCAGATTAAAACATTTCTTGCTAATAAGCAATTAAATGAAGCTGAAAATGAATGGCTCGATAACTATTCAAGAGATATTAATGCTCAAATAGAAGCTAGTGCACAAGACGGAAGTTATGCCACTGCTTTAACTGCTGCTAAAAGATTAGCAGGAGAAGTAGCTAGTAATCCAGGTCTTATTGGTCGTGAACGTTATCAACAAGAGTTTAAAAAGTTCCAAGATGAAGTTACTAATAGTAATGCTTATGATGGTGACGTTAAAGCATACACATTAGAACAAAATAAATATAATTATCAAGACCAAATAGATGAAACAGGTAAAGTAATAGGTGGTAATCAGTTCAAACCTAATTATCGTCCTGTTGAACAAATAGATTATAGTGCTTTATATCAGAAAGTATTATCTACCGTTGGTGTTGATTCTAGTTCTGGTGAACAACTAGTATGGGGAGATGCAAAAGGTAATCTTAAAGATGGTCAAGGTAATATTGCTGCTGGTGATGTTCCTTATCTTAAAACAGCTAGTGGTGTTCAACAACTATCAGCAGATAAGATTCGTGCTGCATTTGAATCTGCTTTAAATGAAACTCCGGGTGCTCGTGCTTCTCTAGAACAAGACTATAAAGTAAATGTTTGGAAAGCTAATAAAGGTAATAAGAATAATCTTGTTACTAAGCCTGACGGAACTATTATGTCACAGAGAGAATTTGAAGAGAACTTATTTGCACCTAGATATGCTGCTTCTGCTTATCGTAGAGTTGAAAGTAGAATTAATCCTGAATTAGGATTTAATATATTAGCTGCTGCTCGTAAAAATTCTGCTAAACCTAAGACTGGTAAAGAACCTGATTTACTTCCTTCTTTGGCTACAATTGGTGGTAAAGAAAAAGTAGAACCTGATACTCCTGCTAAAGTACAGTCTCAATTAAATACTCTTAATGGACAATTATCTAATATGTTTTCTTCTTATGGAATATCTAAATCTCTTCCTTTAGATGAAGCATATAGTAAACTACGTTCAGGTATTGCTAATAATGTAACTTTATCTGATACTGCTAAGAAACAATTATTGGATGAAGCTAATACCTATTATAGAGGTATAGCTAATGCTAATAATCGTTTAGATGCAATGAAAGGACATCTTACACAAGAAGAACAATATGCTTCGGAGTTCTTAGGTAAGAGACTAAGTAATGGAGATATGGCTGATACTAATAATCCTATGCAACTAGAATATGCTAATAGAATGAATAAGTTATTTACTGATTCTAAAGGCAATAGTTTCGATACAGTTCTAGTTAATCCTCTTAATGATAGTAGTAAAGCTGCTATTATATCTAAACTTAGAACAGATATGGGACTGACTAGTAAAGATGTATCATTTAGTAAAATAGGAGATAAAGAATATATTCGTATTAGTAAAGACGCTTATATTCGTTTAGCTCCTGAAATAGCAGATGTTCTTAAACTTAGTCCCGTAGGATTTACTACTGGTAATAATGCTCCTGAAAAATTTACTAGAAACGATGAAGTTTTCTATGGAAATAAAGTATATGGTAGTTTAACTACTATGGGTATTGCAGGTTTTAGAGCAATAGGACGAGGTGAAATAACTACTGCTAAGAGTACTAAAGATTCTCCTGCTTACGTATATGAAAAAGCTGCACAAATGTCTAATGCTGCAACTAAACGTATATCTAAATCATTACCACCTAGTTATGTTGATGTTAATGTATTTGATTTACCTCCTCATATAGTTGCTACTGGTCAAGGATTTGAAGATGACCAATTAAAGAACTACAATGAAAGAGTAATGAATATGATTAGTATTGCTAATCCTGGAAGTATTGTTATTAAGAAACGTAATGCCGAAGGAGTTCTTGAACCTGTTGAAGATAGTAGAGAACGTGATGCTATTATGCAAACTATTCAAGCACAAGTTAAGAAGAAAAACATTAATAACGGCTGGTGTTCATCATCTTCTACGGGGGAATACGGAGTATTCTTAAATATTCCTTATACTCCTAAGACTGGAAAGAATAGTGCTAAGAACCCTGATTCTGAAATGGAAGAAAGAATACAAAATGCAGTAGCCGGAGACTATATGATTACAGGTGCTATCCTTAATGATGAAATAGAAAGATTCAAATCTTTACCTGCTGTTAAAGCAACGGACACTCTTAATTCTATTAAGTATAATAACGCACTTAAAAGGAATTATCGTTTATCTGATGCTGAATTTGGAGATGGAACATATTCTGCTGTTACTGATGGCGGTAGTTTCTATCAGATATTAGATGCTAATGATGAACCGGTAATTAAGATTACAGAAGGTGAGTTATTTCAACGTATGTTTCAGAATAATCAAGCTAATGCTATTCTTGCTCCTGTTAAAGAGGATATAAATCTTATTAGTGCAAGGAATGGTTCTATTGCAAATTCCCCCATAGAGGAGCAACAAGTTATTGCTCGTCCTCTCATGCAGAAGGCTATGATTATGGCAGGTGCTACTGGTAATCTTAGAGAACTAGATATTGATACTAAGAGACAAGTATTCCAGTTCTTTAATAGAATGTATTCAGGACTTACTGGTGAATCCCCTAGTCAAGTGATACTTAATCAAATGAACGATTTAATGAAATAAGTTATGCCAAATATATTTGATGATATATCAGTAGAAAAAGCTCCACTAACTAGTGGGGCTAATTCTGTTAATATGGCTAATGATGTTCCTACTGTTACTAAATACAAACCTGATGTAGCTGCACAAGGCGACTTCATGTTTCGTAATCTTAGTGGTAGAGAAGTCTTTACTGGAACAGAGGAAGATTATCATTCTTTAGCTAAGTATGGTGCTGAACCTAATAGATATCAAAGTAGAGAAGAATTAGAAACTCTTCGTGCTAAAAATCAATCAGCTTGGAAACAGGCAGGTAATGCTTTAGGACAAACTATTGGAACAGTTATAGGAGATACTGTTGGTGGTATGGGTATGTTAGTAGATTTAGCTACTGCTGGATTATGGGACGATAAACCATTTAGTAATCCTATTACTAGAGCAGGCGATGCTATATCTGACTATGTTCGTGATGATTTATTTCCTATATATCGTGAGAACCCTGATAAAGCATTTGATATGAATGACTTTTCAGGTTGGTTCTTTAGTCAAGTTCCTAGTATTGCTAGTTCTCTATCTTTAATGATTCCTGGTACTCTTTTAACTAAAGGAGTTGGAGCTGTTGGTAAAGGAGTTGCATCATTAGGACGTAGTAGTTCTAAAGTAAGTCGTGCAATGAATTGGGCAAAGAAGGCTACTAAATTAGATAATGTGTATCGTGCTAATAAGTTAAAACTTATCGCTAAAGATGGTATTACTGCTATTGGTATGCGTTTAGGTGAGAATTATCAAGAAGCTCGTGGAGTTGCGGAACAAATAGAAGGAGAAGCATTGTCGTTATTTACAGGAATGTCTGACGAAGAGTTTCAGAATTGGTTAGATAATAATCCCGATATTGCAAATGAGACTAAAGGTAGAACTAAAGAAGAAGCCGCTCTTATAGTTGCAGATAAGGCAGCTATGCGTAACTTTGGTTATAACGCAGGTAACGTATTCTTTGATTTCATGCAGTTACGTGCTGTTAATAAAGCAATAGGACAAGTCAATCGTGCTATTACTCCACGTATTCGTTATTCACAGAATCAAGCTCTTGATAGAATAGCTTCTACTGGAATTGAATCTACTAGTCAAACACTTGGACAGGCAGCTAAAGGAACTATTAAAGATTTCGCAGGAAAGATAAATAGAGTTATTAATTCTAGTGAGAATCTTTTGTTATCTGAATTATCGGAAGGTATTGAAGAAGCAATAAACTACGTAGGTCAAGAAGAAGGTACTTTATACGGTCGTTATTTATTAGGTCAAGCTGGACAATATAATGGTGCTATATCTATGGATAGAATAGAGAAGTACTTACAGAATCCTCAACTATATAATGCTGCATTATGGGGAGTTATTGGAGGTGTTACTTTTGGTGGTACTATGTCAGCTATTAATAATCGTAAAGGTGGTAATGTAGAAGAGAAACAACGTATTGCTGAAATCAATGGTCGCGAGCAAGTATTCAATGAATATGCTCGTCAGATGAAGATTATCGAAAATGGTGAGAATCCATTTCAGATAGAACGTGATGCTAAAGGTAATCCTATTACCTATCTTGATGATGGAACTGTTAGCCAAGACCCAACAATAGGTACTACTCGTTATAGTAAAGTTAGTCCCGAAGAACAAGAAGATTTACGTGCTGCTGCTAAAGAGAAGTTCACAACTACTCTTACTTTAAATGCTATTCGTTCCGGTAACTATGAGTTACTCGAAGATTATATTGAAGACCCTAGACTAAAGAAAAAGCTAGTAGATGCAGGTCTTGCTGATGAAGCAGAGTATGATAGAGATACTCAATCTATAAAAAAGACTATGCGTAATGTTCTTGATAGATATATTAACTATTCTAGTGCATTACGTAGTGCTAATATAGACGATGCTCTATTAGATGTGGCTATATCAGAGAATATAGTTAATGCACAAGAAGCTGACTTACTAAATAAACGAGTAGAAAGACTTAATACTATTCAATCTCAATTAGAGAATACTATCCCTGCTATTAATGAGATTCTTGACCCAATGGCTAAGAATCGTATGCAGTTAGGTATATTAGAACAGTATCGTCGTGAAGTAATGTCTACTTATAATAGTCTAAAGGATAGTAATAATCCTTTGGATAAAGCACAAGCTAGTCAATACTTAGATATATCTAAGATAATAGAATCTAAAGTTAATGACTTACGTAGAGGTTTAAGTCCTATGGAAAGTTTATTCTTAGATAATGTTCGTAGTGTAGAAAATATAGCTCTTGGAATAGAAGGTAGTCAAGAACAAAATGCGCTTATTAAGAAACAGATAGAAGAATTAGATGAAAATGATGTAGCTCTGTTTAAACAAGTAGGTAAAGACTTTAGTCTAGGAAGTTTATCTAAACAAGTTCGTGCTATTAATTCAGAATATATGGATAATATGGGACAGATACTTCTTGATGAAATTCGTAGAGATAACTATCGTTCTAATATTATTACTACTAATGAACAAGCTAAAGAGTTTGAAGATACTCGTAAGAAAGAGTTTGAAGAAGCTGCTAGGAAGTTAGTTAAGTCTGCAAAAAAGAATCTTAATGATTTCGTTAATGTAGCTACCGAAGAAGAACTTGCTAAGTTAGATAAAGCGTTAGATAATGCTTTTACAGAAGAAGAATCTCAAGATACTAGTAATAAGAGTTTATCGAATGCTGTTAGTATTCTATCTAATTCAGAGAATGGTAAGAAAGATATAGCATCTTTAAGAGAAGCTATTACTAAGAGAAGAAATAGTCTTGCTGCACAAAGTCAGGCACAGCAACAGAATGGGAATAATCAGCAACAAGACTCCTCTATGGGGGAAGCGAGGAGCGAAGCGACGAGGCAAGAAGAACCAGAGGTTAAGCCTATTCCAAAACCTAAACCAAAGACTGCTAAAGAGAAGAAGCTAAAAGAGACATTAGATAAAGTAGTATCTAAAGCTAGTTCAGGTGTTATAAATAAAGCTAATATTAATAACTTAGAATTTACAATAGTAAAGCCTTTTGCTAGTTTAGGAGATGTTAGTAGAAAACCAGTTAAAGTAAGTGCAATAGACGTACGTGTTAGTAAGTTTGGTAACGTTAGTATTGACGGAATGGATGCTAAAGGTAATATCATTGCTGATGTTACTATCGATGAACTAAATGCCGCTATTGCTATCGGAGATGTTACTTACGTAGATACTAGTAAATCTGATGAATCTGCTCCTGCTGATACTAACGTTCTTGAATCAGCTATATCTGATAATGACTTAGAAGGTCAACGTCAACGTATAGAAGAGATAAATTTAATTATAGATTTATATAATCAAATACAAGGTAATCAGATAGAAGGTAAGACATTTACTAGTCTTAATGATATGATGGTTTATCTACAACAGTTAAATCCTAGAGCTGTTAGTTTGTATAATGATATTAAGATTCTAGCTAATCGTCAAATAGTAGACGGTAAGATAGTTAATGTTGATGAAGAGATTAAAACTCCTTCTGATATTATACAAGAAGCAAGTAAGACTTTAGATAAAGCTGTTGCAGAAGATAAACAGAATAGTAAAGACAATGGTTATTTCTTTAATCTAGTTAATCTAAATGATAGTAAGGTTTATTCTCGTATTGGTCAATTAAAAACTAATGATACAGTAAGCGTAGAACTAGATGAAAATGATAATCTTATTGTTAAGTCTCGTGGAATTAAGATAGGTGAGTTTCCTAAGATTGGTTATAATAATGGTAATGTTGAAGTTATGAATCAAGGTTGGAGATATACTGTTAGAAACGATAGTATAGATTTCATAACTCAACTTCAATCTATTATTGCTAGTGAAGAACCTAGTGCTAAAGAATTTGTACAACTGCTTAATAATATACGTCGTTTGTATCGTGTTCATAATAACCCTGAAGTTGAAGGAACATTCGGACATCAGCTTAATGCTCTACAAGAGAATGGTCACTGGCAGAATCTAACTAGTTTATTCGGTGATACTCAAACTAATTTATTAGATAGGATTAAACATCTTAATAATATCATATTCTTTAATAATGCTCTTAATGTTAATCAGTCTAACTTTAGTGCTATTGTTAATGAATCGTTGACTAATTGGATGAATAAACTCAAGAAGTCTTATACTGACATTAATAACTTAAAGTCCTCTATTAGTAATACTAAGTCTAAGAAGAAACGTTTAGTTGTTGGTCGTACAAGTTCAGGTAGTGTTATTTATGCTAGAGATAAACAAGGTAATCCTATATATCGTAAGTTTGGAGACGTAGCTACTAGTGAAGCTACTGACGGTTATCGTCTAGTAGTAGGAGTTGACGGAGGAGTTGCCGATATTAAATCTAATAGTATTATCGCTGCTAGTCGTATTCCTAGAGGTGTAGTTGGTATGACTATTAAAGATTCGGAAGGTAGACTTATTGCTGTTACTAGTCGTGAAAATACTATGAGTAATAGTGAAACAGAAGCTACTGAATATACTAAAAGGTTTAACGAAGGATTAGATAAATTATTCCATTCATTAGTAGATGCTACTCTACAAGGTAATACTTACTTACATCAACAACTATTAGACGAAATATCTAAGTATGTAGGTAAGCAAAAAGCTCTTTATGGTTATGAAGTTGTAGGTCGTGCATTTCGTCCTCTTAATAAGATTGGAGCTACTATTTACTTTAACGTTGCTGATAGAAACGTAGCATTTGCTATACCTGGCGAAACTAAACCTAGAAGACTTATGGCTCGTATGCCTAATGGTTTTGTTCCTACTAATAATCATGGTAACTTTAGTACTATGATGGAAGGAGTATATGCTACACTTACTCGTAATGTTATTAGTTCAGCTATTCGTGGTGAATCTAATTTATTTAGAATGGTAGACGGTAAACTACAAGCTAAGATACCTAATATACTTCAAGATGAATGGATGGACACAGGTTACAGTAGTTATGAAGAGTTCGTAGCTAAAGACGGAGTATTAGTTACAGACTTAGGTAATGTTACTGATAGTAAAGGTAATATCATTAGTAACTTTAATTATGTAGGAGATGTATATAATCGTAATATTACTCTTATGAATCCTAGTCGTAGTGCTGGTCGTACTAACGCGGCTAACGCCGCTATTTCCCCCATAGAGGAGCAGCAAGTTGTATCTCCTGTTGCTACTCCTGACCCACTTGCTAGTCAAGATAGTACTTCTCAAGTAGGTACTCTTATGGAAGTTGCACAAGCTAATACTACTAATCCTAATCTATTATCTGTTATTTCGGCATTAGAATCTGCTGGCATTGCTCTTAATCCTGATATTGAAATAGTAGGTGAAAAAGGTAGATTTGCAGGAATAGTTGCCGGTGGTAATACTATTACTCTTACTAATAGATTCGATACTCTTGAACCTGAGCGTAGAGTACTTACTCTTATACATGAAGGTGTTCATTATCTACTTAATGATGAACGTGCTAATATAGAGCAATCATTTGGTGACCTATATGATAAGTTTAGTAGTTTTATTAATCAGGATTCTGCTTTAGTAGAAGAATACGGAAGATTCTTAAATAGTGATAAACCTAGAAGTGTAGCTATTGAGGAATTTGTAGTTGAAGCTATTACTAATCGTACATTTGCTAGATTACTTTCTAGAATTAAATATGATTCTAAAGCTAGTACTGAATCTAATAATTTATTTACTAAGATTGTTGATGCTTTAGTAGAGATTATAGGTAAAGTTGGTAATATAGATAATACGTTACTTGGTGAAGTTCGTAATCGGTTATCTACTATTGGATTAGAAACATCTGATACAGCTAGTACTACAAGTACTGTTCACGATGATGTATTCGACAGGGCAGAAGAAGATACAGGTGTTCCTACTGATGATGTTTTTGATATTCCTGATATAGACCTAGACTTAGATAGTGCTATAAGTGATAACTACCGACAAGTCGATAACTTCGATAGTTTAGTGGAAGGTTTGAATAACCGTCAGAAGGCTATTGTGAGCCATTTGTTTGACACTGGTGAGCTTAGTTTTGTATGTAGCTAACTAAGATAAACCTAGAGACGAAAGTCCCGTAGAAAGCCTAAGAATGAGCCATTCTAAAGCCGCCTACGGGACTTTTCTGTTTTTCCTATCTTACTATCGAGACGCTATATAAAATGCGAATTTCGGCAGGATTTTGCGGTCTACGGGCGTCCGTCAGCCTTCGGAACGTATGGTTTCGGACTATTCGATAAATATATTTGATAGCGTTGATAATAATGCTATCTTTGATACTGTTAGTAATTATTTAATTAATAATATAAAGTATATGAGTTGTACTCCTAGTAATCCTAAATTAGATAAGCTATTAGAGCTTACTAATAATGATGTTAGAAAGTCTACTGAATATCTTGCTACTATCGAAGATACTAGTTTTCGTGAATGGTATCAAGAAAAGACCGGTAGAGATTTCAATGAAGAGAGTATTGATGCAAACACTGTTAATGCTGTTATAGCATATAATAACAGAGAGACGATTAATACTCAAGATTATGTTCAGAACGTTCGTACTTCACGAACCGGTGTATTTGGTAATGATATAGCAAAGGAAGACCATGCTATTAATATTCTTAGTACTATTTATCTAAAGAGCCAAGGAAGTATTCGTAAAGCTCTTGCTAATAGAAAACGTAAAGGTGAGAAAGAAGTCCTAAAGGATAAAGCTGGTAACGAGTTAAGTCCTCAAGCTGCTGTAAAGTTAACTATGATTACTTATCTTAATCGACATCTTAAAGAGAATGATGAGAAACTTACACAAGAACAAAAGGCTTATATCGGTACTATTATTCGTAATCTTTACGATGGTGGTAATTATAACCGTAATGAGTTATTTGATATTGTTATTAATTCACCCGAAGTTATTAGTCTTAGCAAAGAGTTTGGCATAGACACTAACGAGGATTATGAAACTAATGATGATGCTAAAGAAGATAGTGAACAAGGTAGTCGTCAAGAAGACCCTGAAACTATTGCTTCTTTACGTGCTGATTGGTCTGAACTAGCTGACCAACGTAAAGACATTGATAAGAATGTTAGTAAAGAAGTAAAAGAATGGTTTTCTCGTTTACCTAAAACTAATAGTAATTCTTTTATTAATGAAAAACCTGATACAGCTAGTGATACTTATTCAGGTATAGCTGAAAGTGCTGGATTTTCTAGTTCTTTTAAAGCATTGAATAACTATGGTAACTTCTCTAGTGTTGAAGCTATGGTAGAAAGTTTTCATACTATTGCTGAAAGGTTTGAAGAAGTATCTCATTTAGAATATGCCGCTCGTCTATTAGAAGATGAAGCTAATATTCAGATAAGAAATAAGATATTTACTCAACTAAAACAATCTATTTGGGAACGTAATGAAGTAATTCAAAGTGCAGACGGTTCTAATGTAGTGACTAAGAATCGTAATACTTTCCCTAAACTTAATCTGCAAAATAAGATACTTAATAGTTTTGATTCTCTTGTTCATAATCCTTCTATTATGAATGGAGATGTTGCAGTATTAGAAGAACTTAAAAATAGATTATCCACATTAAACAATTCAAATACAAATGAAATACAAGAAATCTCGGAAGAGCTTGCGGCAATCTTTAATAAATATAACTTCGGCATCAATAGGCAAGGTGTTATTAACTACATTCGTAGCTTCGGTGATAGTCAACTTTCTAATATTACTAGTCTTATCAACGATTTGCTAGAATTTAATAAAGTTGTAGCTAATGCGTCTAATATATTAAAGATAGATAATGAAGCACAACGTATATATTATGCAGGTGAATATAATAAAGCTAAGAACGATGAAGAATATGTAGTAGTTCCATTTGATAAGTCTCAACTACAATATAAAGGTAGTTATGCTAATAATATAGCTAATCGTATATCTGATAGATTTAAAGATTATCAAATAGTAGATTCTGAATTTAATAGTATTAATGCAGAGAACAATCTAGTTAGTGATATTTTAAAGAATAATTATATTAGTAAGTTCTTTGAAAGAATTAACGATAATCGTTATAATGATAATCCAACTGCTAATGCTGAACTTCGTGATTATCTAGTTAAGTTTACTAATATTCCTCAATATCAGTACAGTAATATACTTATTGAGAAAACTTTATCTAACGGTAAAGTAATTCCTGGTCTGCTTCGTCTTACTGATACTGGTTACGAACTTACTGAATATTATCGTGAGTTTGGCGCACAATTATATAACGGTGTTAGTAATGAAGTTACAGGAAAGGCTAAGTCTTATAAAGATATTAATGCTCTTGAATGGGATATTATTACTCTAAACGAATACGCTAACAATGGAGACAACTATGAGATGGCTAAAGGAGTTAAGAAATCTAAGTTCTTTACTCAAACACCTTCTGATGCTCCAAAGACTTTCGTATTTAATAGTTATAAACTAGATTATACTGGACTATTTAATACTAATGGTGATATTTATAGAGGACATCCTATTTATGTAGCTTATGCTAACATCTATGCTAAAGAATTAGCAGAAATGGCACAAGCTATCAACTTCTTATTCGAGACTACTGTTGAGAATGGAGTAGTAACTATTGTATCAGATGAGAACGGTAAACCTAAGATAAAAGAAGAGTTTAAAGATTTACGTAAATCAGAAGCTAGACTTAATTATCATTATCGTAAAAGTATTCTTGATAGCAATGGCAATCCTACTGGTAATGTATTTAAGTTTAGAAGTTTACTTATTGATAAAGTTAAGAATCTTAGTAGATATAATAGTGAGACAGCCAAAAATGTAGATATAAATTGGTTGTTCGAGGGAGGTGATGTATTCTCACTCCTTTACGGGGGAAAGAATAGTGAAATATCGCTAATACAAGATGAGAATGGAGAGTATAATATTAGACTTACTGGTGGACTTCGTAATTCTGTATATAATTATATAGATAACTATATTAATTATAGAATACAAGAAGCTATTGCTAAATATAGTTCTGATAAAGAGTTTGTAGATAAGTATAAGAATGCTAGTCAAGAATCATTTAATTCCTTCATTGCTGAAATGGTTCTTAACTATGAGATTCAATATAATAATCTAAATGATATGTTCTTCGGAGATGAAGCATATTATAAAGATTCTCGTGATACTATTAAACGTAACAAAGAATATCAAGCCGGAGGATTAGCTTATGCAGGATATGATTTGTATAATGTACAGAAACATTTGGGAGATATAACAGTAGCTCCTAATAAGACTATTAGTATAGATAGTAGTTTCAAATATATTACTCTTGAAGATGTTCAAAGTAGCGGTAAAGTTCTAGATGATTTAAAGAAGCAATTAGATATAGCTAATGTATCTAAAGAGACTAGAGCTTTTATACTTAAACAGTTCTCTAAAGATAAGTCAGAAGTAACAGATGCTCAATCGTTTATTACTCTTGATGAATTTGTTCGTAGAATGTATCTACGTGGAGAATATGATAGTTATAAAGATTTAATCGAAGCTCTTTATGATGAAACTAAGCCTATTGACAATGTTAAACTAGGAGAATTATCTAAGAAGATACAAGTTCAGAAGAACTTCTATTATGATTTAGAAATAGATAATGATGCTAAGTTAGCTAATCCTATTCAGATTAAAAATGCAGAGTTCGTACTTATACCTAGATTCTTAGGCAATAGTGAACTTGGTGCTTTGGCTAAATATATGACTGATAATAATATTGGTCAGGTTAACTTTACTACTACTGAAAAAGCTACTACTAATAGAGTATTAGAGTTTTGGGATTCTCATGGGAAATTCCCCTCTAAAGAGAAGTTGAAACAGTTTAACTTGGATGTTCAAACTAAGTATAAAACTGGTTGGTATTCCAATCTTTATACCCAGCAAGATATTCCTCAACACATGGATGGTGAGAATAAAGCAGGATTACAGATTGTTAAGAAACTAATAGATAATATTGGTAATACTCTCGAAGGTCAGTCTCTTATTAAAGACTTCTTCGATAACTTTACCGCTAATATTCAAGATAGTTTTAAAGATGCTGCTTCTCGTATTGGTGTAGAGATTGATGCTAAAGGTAATGTAGTATATGAAGGTAATCAAGCTAAGATAGATAATAATCAGTTTATATCTCTTATTAAGGATGAGTTAACTCGTAGAGGATTAGACAGTAATTATCGTAAGTATGCTGAAATAAATCCTGAAACTGGATTGCCTTATATGCCTGCTTGGACTAATCTAGTTCGTAGCAAGATAGAAAATATTGTAAATAGTATATTTACTAATCGTGTTACTCGACAAGTACTTCCAGGATTTCATGCTAGTCAAGTTTCAGATATTGGTATGACCGAACTATCAGGTCGTAGTGATTTAAGAGATTTGATGCAATCTAGAGTAGAAGAGAAACACGGTTATTCTCTTGGTCGTAAACTAACGTATCATAAAGACGGTAGTCAGATAGTAGAGATACTGTTACCTAAATGGATGGTAAAGGCTTATAATACTTATGATGCAGAAGGTAATCTAATTAAAGAAGTTACTCTTGAAGATTTACAATCTGCTGGACTCGATACTATGATTGGTTATCGTATTCCAACAGAAGGTAAACAATCAGTAGCAGTAATGAAAGTTGTAGGTTTATTAGATGAATCTCAAGGTTCTACTATTGTTGTTCCTGATGAATGGGTATTACAAACCGGTGCTGACTTTGATATTGATAGTATTTATGGTATTTATCATACTGCTACATTCAATAAGAATGGTAAACCACAGAAAGTTGAATATATAGAAGGAGAAGATGATGCAGCAGTAAATAGAAGATATAATAATTATCTATTTAATAATCTAAGTAGAGAGAATATTCAAGATGCTAGAGATATTGCAATAGATTTAAGTCAAGAAGGATTTAGTTATGCAGAAGCTTATAAATTAGCTATTACTAAATATGCTGAACAAGGCGGACTTTATTCTAAAGAAGAATTTAGTAAGCTGACAGTAGCTCAACAGAATACTCGTGATGCTCGTAACAATAAGATAGTAGATACATTTATTAATATAATGAATCTACCAGTATCTATTGGTGAGAACTTATCTTCTAGTAACTTTGAAGATATTAAAGCTGCAAAGGCTAATATCTTTGAAGGTTTATCAGAGACTTATCGTAATATTAATTCAGTAATTGCTCAAAATTGGTATCGTGATGCTAATATGTCCGGTGCGCGTCTTAAAGCTATTTCTGTTAATCGTGACAACTTCGCCTCTATTAGTAACAAAGCTAAAACTATTGTTGACGGTGCACACGGTGGTTTTAGGTTTACTTATACATATAGCACAGAGAAAGAAGCAAAAGACGCACAAAGTAAACTAAGAAAACGTTTTAGAGATGTAACTAGAAAAGGTAAAGAAGTAACAGTAGACCATAATCAATTAGGTTGGAGTTATGATAATCTTAATATAGATAATCGTTTGATTACCCCTTATTCTTCTGAAACTACTGCTCTTATTCTTGACGGTGTAAAAGAAGGTGGTGTTCCTAACGTAGACTTGTATACTTTTGATGTATATAAATCTATTGTAGATTGTGGTGCTAATTATGAAACATCTATTCTATTTATTAATCAACCAGTAATAACTGAACTTATTACTAGACAAAATGCTAACGATAATGTATTTGGAGAAACTGGATTTAATCCTCTTATTGGATTAAGACGAGATATGTATATAAGATTAGCTAGAACTGTTGGTATTCCAGCTAATAGTATTACTAAAAAGACTCGTCTTAAAGATGTTAAGAAAATGCTTGAGAGCAGAGGAATAGAGATTAATGAAGATGAGCTTCTTGAAGAAGGAATAAAAGTAACTGAATTAAGAGAACATCTTAAAGATGATGTAGAAAGTACTAGTTATAATAATACTGATAATCTTATATATCAAATTAAAGCGTTAAGAGCATTTGAATATTTCAAAGAGATAGGCGACCAAATCAATTCTAATATGATGGTTATCACTAGTGATAAGTTTGGTGCTGGTAAATCTGCTAATGAAATAGATAATGTTATTAATCGTATTAATGATATTAAGGAGAATAATGTTGGTCGTATAAAAAAAGGTCAACCTGTTCTTAAAGCAGTTACAGAAGAAGGTAACAAGTATCTAATAGATGCTATTTATCCTAAGACTAATTTCAATACTATTAATGATATTAATCAGGATGAACTAGAATCTGTATATCCTTCTTTATATTATCAGTTAAAGTATAGTTGTATAGCTACTGAAAAGATTATTCGTGATAGTGAGATATTCAAAACTCAAACACCGCAATTCCGTGAATTAGTTAGTAAGTTTGGTATTCGTAATCTTCAAACTATTCAGCAGTTAGAGAGTTTCATTATTAATATGAGCCAAGCACAGTCTAACTTTGTTAATACTAACAGATTCATAACTAGAAGTGATAACGAGTTTATACCTAGCTATAATCTAAATCTTATTAGTAGTCAACAAGATACTCGTGCTAGATTATATGGATATACTGGTATAGTAGGTAGTTTCGATATGTCTGATATGTCTGAAAAGAATGTAGAAGCATTTATGAAACTATCTCCTGCTAATAAAGTAGCATTGATTCAAAGATATACTTCTGACAATAATCTATTTAAGAACTTAAACGTCGAATATAAAGGTCGTCGTAATAGTTATGATAAAATAACTATTATCGATAGTACTATATCTACTGAATCTCAATATCAAATGTTCCGTAATGCTTGGCATAACAATAATCCGTTTATTAAACTTGCTACTATGGATTTGATAAGGTATTCTATGGTAGTAGAAGGTTATAAGTTTAAAGGTGGTACGGTTAGTAAAATTATTCCTGTTGAATTATTATATGGACAAGATACTGGTATTGATTCTGATAATGGAGTTTCTTCAGCTACTAATATTATTAACGATTCAGATAGGGCTATTAATAGCATGATTCAATATGGTAGTGAGATAGGAACTTATGAAAGACTTAGTAATGATGATAAAGCAATAGAGAAACTACGTGACTTATTCTTTAGAACTAACCCTAATAATCCTGATGTACTTACATTTGAGAATAAGAAGTACAAAGAATCTAATAAGATAGTATTCAATAGACTTGGTGTAGGTATGCTTAGTTTTAAAGAAGCACAAGAACGTGGAATGATTACTGGTAGTGAGAATAACCGTAGGTATCGTCATTATGCTAAGACTAATGACAATAATAAAGTTCTACGTTTATATAAGCTAGTATATGATAATGATGTTGTATATATGCTTCCTACTAATCCATTGGAACAAAACGAAATTGGAGAAGTTAGTGTTAATCCTGATAATAATAGAATGTATCTTCCTTTAGATATACTGGAAGAAGTTTCTATTCGTCAGCACGACCCTGCATTTATTAGTTCTATTAATATAGCTATGAACTCTGATATTCGTAAGTTTGTAGTTCTTCCTAAGGTATTTGAAGTTGGTGCTAGTTTATTAATTGAAGAAGCATTTCCTAATAGTACAGTCTTGACTTCCCCCATAAAGGAGCAACAAATCAATACTTCTCGTAGATACATTATTGCTACTACTGATAATCAAGCTATACTAGATACTATTGAATCTCTTGAAGCTGTTGGTATTACTAATTATGTTGTTGCAGCTCCTAATATGAATTATGGTAATATTCGTAAACTTATTAATGACCGTAATAATAAGGATATTGCAGTTAAGAGACTACAAACCGCTATGACTAAGTTAGATGCTAATGAAGTTCAACTTAGAAAGAAGAAATCAGATAATTCTGAATCTCCTTATTATGCTCAACTTAAAGCTAGCATTAATCAAACTATTAATGATGTTAATGTTAATGGTATTGGATTTGTTCCTGTTTTACAAACAGTAATAGATAATACTGGTTTTAGACCTAATGGATATTTCAGATATGAAAAAGAAGGCAATGCTTATATCGTTACTAACTTAGGACGTATAACTACTAAGTCAGTTAGTCTTGCTCCTGATTATTCATATAGTAAAGAGACTGTTATTAATAGTGTATCTCAATTAGAATTTCCTAGACGTAATGCTTTAACTCAAGTAGTTAAAGAAAATGCTAGATTAGATAAGTTCGCTAATAATAATATTATTCGTGTTCAGACAGAAGATAACTTTATTAATGAAGATATACTTGAATCAGCATTAGTAGATAATGATAGAGAAATTAACGAATATATTTCTCGTGTAATTGAAAGTGTTGAGAGAAGTAATGCTAACGTTGAAGAAGTAGCTCTTAATGACGCTTTCCGTTCATTTGCTGCTATTGATTTACGTTCTAATACAGCTACTAAGTTAAACGATAACTTACGTGAGCAAGCATTGAAAATTATTAATGGTTATACTAATAGACGTATTGATGATTTCTTATTTGATATTCATAATTTCTATACTACTTATGTTACTAATCCTGATGGTACTTATAAACTAGACGAAAATGGTAATAAGATAGTAATGGAGAAATGGGGTATAACTAATAAGAAGTTATTCGACCGTATGTTAGAAGATGAAACATTACGTACTCGTTATGAAATGTTCTTAGATGACATTAATAGATTCGTAGAAGATTATTCTATCATTGAAGCTATTCAACCTTACGATATTGATGAAGCTCATAGTGTAAGTGAGACAGAAGAAGAAATAGAAGGTTTACGTAGAACTAATGATATGCTTAAACAAATCAAAGATAAGTTTAAACGTATCAAAGACTTAGATAATGTAGTTAAACGTAGTACTAAGATGTACTTTGATAGTTATATTACTAGTCTTTCTAGTGACCCTCGTGTTCAATCTAATATGCTTAGTATTACAGAAGCATTTGAAGATGAGAACTTCTTCCAGTTTTGGCTAGCCGATAGTCAAGAGACACATATTCCAATAGTTCAGATAGTTCTTAAACAAATGATGAATCAGTTAAGAGCTAGTGAAATAGAAGCTAGAGACAAAAAGATAGCGTTTACTTCGGCAATATCGGCTATCATTGAGGACGCAAAAAACAACGGTATAGACGTGTCTCTGAACGATATTTTGGACGAAAATGGCAATCTTTTGCTGCCGTATAATGAAACATTCACTGAAAAATTAAGGTCGTTAAAAGAGGCTGTAAAGCTGGCTCAAATCGACGACCCGAATGGTCGGGACGGTCTTATATATAAGAAAGCTAAAGACGAACTAGAGAAGTTCTTAATAGATAATGTAGAAAGAGAGAATGTAAAAGAGTTCTATCAAGACTACTATGACATGAATCAAATACTTAATAAATATCCTCAAACTTATGTTAAGTTAATGAAGATATTACATGAGGAAGGAGATATATTAAGTACAATGATTGATAATGATTATAGTACTCTTACTGTTCAGAACGCAAGAAGGCTTGAAGAGCTTAGACATGAGTTAGCAGAAATGCGAGCCACTATTGATATGGATGGTAATTATAAAGAGAATTATCAAGAAGCTAATGCTGTCAATAATTACTTATCGCGTAGACGTCAGTTAAACAATAAGTATAAAGAAAGTAAACCTAAAGATGCTTTTACTATTCGTTATAAACAAGCTATTGAAGGTTTACAATATCCTGAAACTTCTGAAACTTATAGAGAATCAGTAGAATGGTTAAAAGCTAATACTGATTATAAGTTAAAAGAAGAGTTCTTAGATGAACTAAAGAAAGCCTATATGGATACTCGTCTAGGTAATCCTTTTGATAGTTTCGTTCGTACTATGGCTTATGGTAAGTATGATTCAGAAGGAGTTATTGATGGTACTAAATTTACAGATGTTCAAATAGCTAATCTAAAGAAACATCAGGAGCAAATGTTTGCCGCTGCCGTTGGTCGTGTTAAGCCAAATGAACAGAAAGCTCAAGAATGGTTAGATAACCATGTTAGTTATATCAATACTGTTTACTATGAAGCTATGTATGTAGCTATGAATAAGATGGGTAAAGAAGTATTTGATAAATGGTATACTGATAACCATGTTGTTAATCCTATTACTAAAGAATATGAACCGTTGCCTATTTGGAGACAAATGGTAGTTAAGGACGAAGCTAACAACATGGAATATAGTGCCAAATACAAATGGTTAGAAACTAAAGTTAAAGACCAATATAAGAATCCTAACTACGATGAAGTTAAGCTACAACCTTCTACTAATAAATATCGTAACGATAAGTATTATGGAATGAATAAGTATCAACAACAATTATATAATGAAGTAGATTCTCTTCTTAATGAACTTGTTAAAGATAAACGTAGTCGTGCTTATATTAATCGTGGTTATTTACCTAATCAAGCTATTGAACAACCAAGTCAAGGTTTTGCTGACTATTGGCAAGACTTTAAACGTAGTCATGGTTGGTATGATACTCCTAATAAGTCTGATATAGAACTTAATCTATATAAGAGATTTAGTAATGCTCCTATGCTTCATAGTTTATCGGAAGTTAAGTTACTTCCTATTCGCGAACAACAAGAAGGAGAAACTAAAGAAGAATATCTAACTTATGTTCGTGAAACTCAAGCTAAGAATAATGAGTTACGTAAACAAAGAGCACAGGAGAATGCAGAACGTAATAATCCAAATGTTCTTGAAAGACTTAATTCATTTATAGATAGTATGTATAACTTTAATACTCGTAATGATATAGCTAGATTAGCTAAGATTACTAGTAATCAATTACGTAACATGGATATTATTAAGAGAAATCCTAATGATAAACTTATGGATAATAGATTACTTAGTAGAATTACTGGTAAACAAGAAATACGTACTACTAAGAGTGATGATTCAAATATAGTTAAACACTTCGAGAATCAAGTTCGTAAGTTAGTATTTAATGAATTTGAAATGGATGAAGGTACTCGTTCTAAAGTATCTCGTGTTATGCGTAATATGGTATCTAGTAAGTTTATGATGTTAAATATTACTGGTGGTATTGCTAACGTTCTATACGGTAAGACACAGATACAAATGGAAATGGCTGCCGGACAATTCTTTAAATACAAAGACTTCCGTAAAGGTGAAAACGAATGGATGCAGAATATAGGTAGTTATCTAGCAGATGCCTATAATGAAACTACTAATAATGAAACTAATGCTATTATTAGATTATTTAATGTTATTGAATCTGATATGGTAACAGAACGTTATGGTAAAGGTAGTAATCCAATGGGTAAATTAGAAAACCTATTGTTTATCCAACAGACAGCAGGTGAGCATTATATGCAGAATACTACATTATTAGCTATGCTTCATTCTCATAGAGTAGTCAATGTTGATGGCAAGAATAAGATAATGTCATTTGAACAGTATGCTATGAATCTTAGAGAAGAAGCGTTACTTAAAGTTCTTCGTAAGAATAATCCCGAACTAGTTGCTAAGTACAAAACCTTTAAAGATAAAGTACTTGAATCTTATGTTGAGAAAGAACGTTATGTTAAGTTTAAAGCTGATATAATAACTGATTTCTTACGTTCGATTCCTAAAGAACTAAGACAAGAGTTTAAAACTACTTATAAGGAAGATACTAAAGAAGAACGAATTAAGTTTGAACAACATCCTTCATTTAGAGAAAGTCTTATATTGAAGAATGGTGTTGCTACTCTTAAACCTGATAGTGGTCTTACTAATGAAGATATTGCTGCTTTCCGTAATAAAGTTATATCTGTTAATCATCAAATACATGGTATCTATGATAAGGTAGGTGCTAATCAATTACAGCAGTCTTGGTGGGGAGCATTACTAATGCAATTCCATAAACACTTAGTTCCTGGTTATCAAAAGCGTTTTGGTTATCGTTTAGGTCACTTTGACGGTATATATAATGAAACTAGAGAATCTATTAGTAAAGGTACTTATGTTAGTCTAGGTGAATTTATAGCAATGCCGTTCAAGAAGTATTATGAATTAAATAATAGTAACGAACTTCAAGCTGTTCGTACTCTTCAAGGTATTGCTAAAGGTTATGCAGATTTTGTAGCTAATCTTACTACTTATTATAATATTCTTCCTGAATATGATAAAGCTAATATTCGTAGATGTTTGGGTGAATGGATAGCTATTACTAAAGCAGTAGCATTATTCGTAGTTGGTAAGTTAATGCTTGACGATGACGATGATTCTACGCAAGTAGCAGATTATATCTTATATAGTGCTGACCGTCTAATGTCTGAAACTATTCAGTATACTCCGTGGGGTATGATTAACGAAGGACAGAAACTATATAGTCAACCTGTTGCTGCATTAAGTATTGCATCTGATAATCTTAAATTACTAGAAGCCTGTTGTAGTTATATAGTTACTGGTAATCCCGATGATTTATATTATAATTCAGGTACTTATTCAGGTGAGAATAAACTTAAAGTTAATATAATGAAACAGATACCATTACTTAATCAGATTAACAAACATCAAAGACTTGGTGCTAATAATAGTTACTATAAAGTTCGTAGTAGTCCGTTTAGTGGTCTAGGTCAAGTTGTTGCTAATATGATTACTGGTGAAGATGAAGAATAACTAACTACTTAATATTACAACTCATAGGAAAGCCCGAACTGCTCGTGAGAGTAATTCGGGCTAATTTATATTCTTGAATTATTTTGGATATTGCATACACACTGTTAAGTCTCCTCCAATTTCTATATCTATATTATTAGCTAAGACTTCTATATCATCTTTATTTGTCCACTTTCGCTTAGTAAATTCGAGTTCATAAAGATAATCTACTGAACTGTCGGTTATAGACTGACAAATAATATCTTCTCTACGAGTATGATTACGAACTATCTTGAGTTTCATGTAATCTCCTTTATATATCTTCATTCTAATATCTCCTTATAAATCAATTCGTTATTACTATTATATTCAGCTATATATCTATTACTAAAATCAGTATAAGATTTCTCAAAATCCACAACACTACAATTAGTAATACACTTAGGATTTACAACATAAATACTCTGTTTATATGTCTTATATATAACTTTCTTTTCAATAAGTTCATTTATAGCATTAGGAACACTTCTAATACTAAGTTTTGTTTCAGAAGATATTCTGTTAAAATTAAGATTAATAACATTAGAATTATAATCTAGATTAAATATAATATAAAAGTATAAAACATAAGCCGATTTACTAAGACCATAACAAATAGACATATTAAATTCATTTCTACGTACACTAGCGGCAACTCCAAAAGTTCTACCTTTAATAATAATCACTTGACCGTCACTATCCGTAGTACTATAAATAGTGTCTCTAGCTCTGACTTCGACATTAGGTATTGTAAGAACTGGCTTACAATCAATCATTATCTCTCGATATCTCATAACATTTAATTGAAAATTATTTACCACAAATATACACAATATAATGTAAATTTTGCATAAAATAAGAACTAAATAATGTAAAACTTACACTACTTTCTGCAAAAACATTCAGTATATACTGCAAACTGGCGAAACGTAAACGACTAATAATCAACACATTAAACAAATAATTACGACTATAAAGAATAATAATCTCTTAATAAAATAACAATTGTTTTAATACTAGCAAGACTTTCTTCATATATTTACCTAGTTGTTTATCTAACCTGTTGTTTATCTCACTATATCCCGCTCGCCTATCGGCTCGCTTTCCTCCCCCATAAAGGAGTTGGTTTACCGGTAATTCCACTCCTTTATGGGGGATTTAGCGAGCTTGCGAGCGTAGGCAAGTCCAGCAATACAATTATCCCTAGTACGTTGGTTTTATCCAAGTACAGTTTAAAAAAAAGAACTATCAACAGTATTGCTACTATTAATAGTTCTAAGTTCATTTACTTTCTTTCATATCTTTCTTAGCTCTTTTGTATCCTTTCATATAACCTTCTACATAGGCTTTAGTACATAGATTTGATTGTATTGGAGTACAAGGTCTATAAATACAATTCTTACAAGCTCTACTAAATCCATTAGATTGATAGGCTTTTACTTTAACGCTTATTCTTTTTGTCATAGTATTATAAAATAAGAGTACCAGTATTACTACTAGCACTCTTATTAATGTATAACTAAAATGATTATTACTTATTCGTTCTTATATTTCTTCTCTACTTCTTGTAGTTTCAGATAGATATTATTACGAGCTTTAAGTTTTGGCAGACTAGCTGCATATCGCATAGCTTTACGAATTTGATTACGCATGAACTTCTTCTCCGACTTCATCATTTATTTCTTCTTTTGGTTCAACATAAGGATTCCAAGTATTCATAAACTGATTAAGTTCAACTATAACTTTTTCTCGGTTATAAATATCATTATTAGCATCGGGAGTTATATCTTCAAGAACAACATGAAGAGTATTACCACCGTTCTTGTCTTGCATACGAGCTAGACTATTACACTGATATACCTTATATGGTATTTTAGGATTTACTACTTTAGATTTATCTCCATAAGTCTCTATGCATAATATATTATTTAATTTAAGCATACTTTTTAGTTTAAATAAGTTCTTTGAAATCAACACCAGCTCTAGTAAGACGAGAAAGAAGAATATCAGAATAATTTCTCATAGATGTAAGCTGACAAGCCATATCGTTTCTCTCTTCTGCATCAAGTTTCCTAAAGATAGGACCATTAATAAACGTATTAAATTTATCAATCTTATCATTAAGTTCTTCATATTCTGTAATTACACGTTGAATATTAGAAGGATACTTACTTTCTTTAGGCTTAACATTAAGACCATATTTAGCCCATTGAAGAACAAATCCAAGATGTCCCCAAAGACTATTAATAACTTCTTCCATAGCGTATTGTTTACCAAGTTCCTTACTATAATTCTTTGGGTCAACACAAGAAGAATGACGAACAGTATCAAAACCACTACGAGTATAAGCATTAACAATGGTAGTTTTTTCACCAACTGTCATTACTTCTACATCAGTAATAAAGTTTTCAACATCTTCTTTAAGAATCTTAGTACCATCGTTATTCTCTGAAAGAGGATAATAAGCAGCATCAGCTACATCTTTTGGTGTCCAACTCTTATATCCGTCAGGATAAGTAACTTCATAACCTTCTTCTTCAAAAGAATGATTACCAATTCTATGACCTTTGTCATTAGCTTCTCTTGCAGTCATTGGTTGAAGTTCAACCATTTTAATTCCAATTGCTTTCATAATTTAATTGTTTATTTTCCAGTACTACCAAATCCTTCTGTACCTCTTTTAGTAGTACCAAGTTCTTCGATAGTTTCAACTTCATCCCAAGTAATCTTTTCACGACGACGAACAAGAAGTTGACAAACACGGTCACCTTCTACATAAGGACATCCTTCTTTCTCAATTAACTTATTAAACTCTTGTCTTGCATATATAATAGAATTATAAGCATTTTCGTGTTTAACACGTGTAACAATATCGTTAAAAGCATTACCAAAAGTACTAATAATTCTAATTAATTGACGAGAAGTACGATTCTTGAAAATAACAAGAAGTTCTCCTCTATAACCCCAATCAAGAGTACCAGGACTATTAGGCATATAAAAATCTGTTTTAGTATTGCTACTACGAGGACGAAGTTCCATTTCATATTCATCAGGAAGAGCAAAATGTAATCCTGTATGAATAATAAATCTATCTTTGTCTGCATCATATTCTATACTCTTAGCATAGACATCACAACAAGCATCTCCTTCTTTACCATAAGTAGGTAATGGAACAGATTTATCTTCACGCCATACTTTAACAGAGACATTATCAATGTCTTGTTCTAGTTTATCGAAGAGTCCATCTTGAGTTAATAAACCACTGTTAAATTCAATAATAGCATTAGCTATTGCTTTACTTAATTTACTCATTATAATTATTGTTTTTAAATTTATGATAAGGACAATCAGTTGGAATACTAGGTCTTCTATAACAAGAAGTAATAATAGTATCACTACTTCTTTCTAAGCACGTATAATGTTTATAAAAACAACCTTTTTCTCTCTTTACTAAATGAATACAGTTACCACAAGTTCTGACTTTATTCTTCTTTTCCATATAGATACTTTAATAAATGAACAAACCTGATTATAAATATTACAAATAGAACATGACCTAATATTGGAACAAAGAATAAAGCACAGTTAAGAGTAACTGTGCTTATTACTTCATCATCTAGTCTTTCATTAGTAATCTTTAGTGCTATCCCAGTTATTATAATCTGAATAAAACATTCTATAACAGGGACATCTAATAAGATTGTTTTTAATACGGTTTCTAACTCCATTCTTTACCACAGTTAATACACTTAAAAGCAATTGGGTCACTTTCTTCTTCACGCGGAACTTCTTCTAGTCTAGCACCACAATTAGGACAACGTGGAACAGTAAATAACCCAATTAGTTTCTTAATAAAATTCTTTATTCCCATACACCAGCCAATGCGTAATTAAGAGCTTTAAGACTAGTATTATAGTCGCCCTCAAATACAGTGTTCTTTAAACGAAGTTCTTCTGTCTTATAGTCTTTGACATTAGAGAAGTAGCCAGTAACAGCATTATAAGCACCATAAGCTGTACCTGCTATCTGTCTTTGTCCAACACCTTCTTGATAATACTCGAAAGTATCACAAAGAGTATTTAGTTTCTGCATAGATATTTCAGCGGCTTCAAAAGCAGAATTGCTTCTTTGGAATAAACCATTATATAAGTTTAATTCATCTACTCTTTCAAATTCTTCCCCCGTAAGGAAGGTTGCCGACAGATACTTCTTTACTTCTGCATCCGAAACTTTAGTCTTGAACATTACTTTATACATATCCTCTTCCTCTTCTATCTTACGTTCAGTAAGACCGAGTATTTCAGGAACAGTAAGTATCTTAGTATTGACACCTCTATTATGTCTAAAAGATATATAGCTTTCAGCAGATATTTTAGCAGAATGAAGAGCGTTCATACAAATAACTCTTACAGGAGTAATCATCATTTGTACAGCACTACCACCATCATGGCTATTAGTAAAGACAAAATAATGTTGAATAGTATCATTAATACCACCAATATTAATATCCTTGTCAAAACTAGCTGACATGAATATCTTTTGTCCATAACCAAAGTAACCTGCTCTATCAAGTTTAACTCTACCACCAAGAGCATCATCGAAGAATCCGAAAGCCATTTGATTTTGTACTACTTCATAACGAGACTTTACTTTCCCAAGAGGAATGTTAGAATCTGTACGATAAGTTGCAAATTCACCAGGAACATCAACAAATTCAAACCCATTAACTACATTAGGAAATATGGAACCGTCACGACTAGCACCATTATCGTGTGCTGGCATTTTAGCAGATAGCTGACATTTAGCAACTGTATAATCGAGTTTAGCTTTTACAATAGCTTCTTCTGTTGTCTTACAATCGCTAATGTCTACACCTATTTTACCTCTCCAAGCAATTCCTTTTGCTTTGAATTTACTTCTATAACTTGAATCTCTAAAGTTAAATTCCATAATTATATGTATTTACTTATTTCTATCATAGCTTGTTCACGAGTACATCCAAAGGCATTCATTATTCTTTGGATAAGTTCTTCTACCCAATCTTCTACTTCAAACATATTACTTAATTATTAATGATGTATTACTTTCTTGTTTAGCAATAGTAAGGTCAGTATCCATACTCAAATTAGCTGCGATAATAGACTTACTAGTACAAGACTTAAATTCTACCTTATGAGGATTTTGTCCAATCCATTGAGCAAGATTAAAATTAGTAACATTAGCAAGTTCTGATAGACGAATATGAATTGATATTTCAGTATCAATAGAAAATACATCGTCAACAGTAACATCTACAAATGAAGATTGTTCAGATTCCTGCTCTTCTATGGGGGAACTTTCAGCTTTCATGTGAGCACTGATAATACGAGATAGATACTCAATACTAAGACTTTCCTTAATTTCAGTACTTGCTAGATATTCAGTAACTATATCCATAAAATGTCTGATAATATCAGCAATACGAACATCGTCCAACTTAGTAACAGTAGTATTACGAGAATAGACTTTATAAGTACTACCTTCAATTACTTTATTACCGGATTTGCCCGTAGAACCAAACATTATAACAGCTTCAAGAACTGCTTCTTTAAGACGTTCAAGAGTATTATTTCTTGTTTTCTTAATTTGGTTAACACGAGCAACTTCGTCACTACATTCTTTAACGTCACATTGATAACGTTTAATTACTTGAAGATAATCTCCAATCTTGTCTTTAAGATTATCTTCTGTAATACCTAGTTTAGCAACAATTTCTTCTGTTGTTTCACCTTCTTCGAGTTGCAAGATAATATCCTGCAACTCTGCTTTAATACTAAATAAACTACTTCCCATTATGTCTTAATTTAAAATAAGGTTTATCTTTAGTAGAATAACACATATAACTAACAGGACAATCCATAGTTCCCCGTCTTTCACAATCATGGCATCTAGGAGAATTATCCTTTTTAGTTAGTTTTAATAATTTACTTACTAACTTTTTTAGAACTTTCATTTTCAAATACATTTATTGGATATTTACTTTTAGTTTCGATAACATTTCCTTCAACAATAGTAGCTCCTCTTTTAATAGCTCTAATACGAACTTTTCTATGATATGCAGCTTCTTTAAGATTACTTCCACATTGATTAATTAATCTCTTATTTTTATAAATAGCTACATAAAGACCTGACGCATATTGTTGAGTAATTATTTCTATATTACCAAGTTCTTTATCCTTTATTACTGTTATCATATTCTTCTTTGATTAACTTATTCTGTTCAGATATAGCTTTCATAATAAGCTCGCGAGAATCCCAAAGACTTTCAGCACCAACACTTAGATAATAATGTTCAAGTATTTGTTCATTAGACATATTTTGAAAGTCTATAATATGAGGACAAGCTATCATAACTTCATTAAATTTCCTAGTAACATCATTCAATAGATTATATAGTTTACTACGAATAACTACATTATCTGTATTATTCTGTCTTATTCTAGCAATAAGAGCAGGAATTATCTCACTATTATGCATTATCTAATGATTTAATATATTCAATAGCTTCATCACGAGAATCACACAGCTTATCTAATTCGATATTGCGTTTCCAACCATCTCCTTCATTAGTAATAACAGTAACACCATACTTACCTTTGAAGGTAATACCATTAATATCTCTATTATAAAGTCCATGTTGATTATCTTTTTCAGAACAACTTAGTTCTACTATATGATTACCAGTACAATGATAACTATCAACAATAGGAGTAAAGAAATTACTTCCTTTAACTACACTTTGAAATATTTCAGCTTTTTCCATATTTACTTCCAGTTTGATTGCGACACCATTCAAGATTAGACCAATGATTATTAGCACTATTACCGTCTTTGTATCTAACATATTTATATACATTAGGTTTAGGATTAGTAACAAATGCTTTAGCAACGAGAGTAGCTATAAATAGCTTAGAACTATTACCATTGTGAAACAATGTAACATGAGGTCTTTCACAACCTTTACCACGATACCATTTAAGATAACGTTTACGATTATCAGACCAAACTCTTCCGTCTTCTCCTACACAATAGTTAGGGAATTCTGAAATAGTAACAAATCTGACTGTTGTTTTATTTTCTTCCATACTTTCTATTTAAATAATATGCACGACGTTTAGCTTCTTTAAAGGAATAAATCTTCCTATGCTTAATAATATGATTAAACAGGTCAATAGGAGCATAAACATCAGGAGTTCTTTTAATCTTACCATTAAGATAATCATCAATCTTCTTATGTAATTCCTTATAGGTTATTACTATATGAATAATTCTAAGACCATGACAATAAGCATTATTATCGTTAGGTTGTCTAACAACAACATATCTACCTTTATCTTCTCCTTCTTTCATTATCAGTTTTACAAATATAATCAATCTTACTAATAGACCAAAGAAAATCTTACTGTTTTTCAGCATACGCAGAGAGCGATTCTAAGGCTCACTGTTAAACGCAATGCAAAAATAATATAGTTGTTCAGGTAAGTATAGTAAATCGTACAGAGACGAAATATCGGGTATTCTCGTTGATTTCCCCCATAAAGGAGTGTCGTTACTGTATACTTCCGACAGTCCTCTTTGAGTATAAGCTAACGATTTATCTCACAATCAGAGTATACAATAGAAACACTAACTTTACAAGGGAACAACAAAAAACCCTACTGCCAATCTCTCGACTAACAATAGGGTAAGGCATCAAACCATGACTTACTTTAACAACTTATATACTATAAGGGTATCATCCTTTTCTTCTTTTTCTAACTTAACGTTAGTATCAGATGTAACACGAAGACTTCGTATTATATCAGAAGCATTAACAGAATAATAACCATAATCTGAAACAGATACATTTCGGCATTGACCTTGAATATCTTCTGTAAGAAAACCTAGATATATTGATTCTTGTCCTTCGACTGGGTCGAACTTAGTCATCAATAACATCTTTAGTTTATCTTTCAGATGTATGTCTTTTATTATCAGTTTCTTCTTCTTATAGTCTATATAAGATTTATTATAATCAACTTTCTTCTTCGATATTATTTGGTAATCCAGTAGGCTCATTATTAAGTATTTTAATTAGATTTCCATGAGACGGAACATTCTTTACTCCTGACCTACATCTATATTCGACAAACGCTGTCTTACCAATAAGTTTATCTTTGTTAAGAAGATAACTTTCACGAGTAGAAGCATCACCAATTGGCATACATTCAAAGGTTTCATTATTAATATCATTACTAAGAACGAATTTACTAAACTTAGGTCGTTTAGCTCCTTCGGAAATAACATCAATAATCTTGAATTTACCATCTAGTATTGGTTTACTTTTGTACATAGTAGAATTACGTTTGCCAAATTGATATGTAGCATAAGGATTACGAAGAATAGCTCCCTCGAACTTAGCTTCAACAAAGATGTCTCGATATTTAATAATATCTTCATCTCCATTAAGATTATCGTAAGTATGAATAAGTACGAAACGTTTCTTATTATTCATGTGATAATCAAGAATAGCTTTAGCATTAACGTAATTAGGCATCTTAAACTTACCAAACTCTGACTTCAATAATGAGATACGACTAGTTTGAATCATATCATCAATAGCTAAGTCGTAACACCAAAATTGAAGAAAGCGATTATATGGACTTTTAAGATTCTCGGCAGCACTTAGAATATCATTTAGTTCAAGACCGGGAATATATAATTCTCCGTCTAATACTAAATTATCTTCTAACATACGATTGAACTGTCTGTCTGTAAGTACTTCATTCAGCATTATATTCTCTAATACCGGACACTTATATTCAAGTCCTTTACGACTACGAAATACAAGTCCTTTAGTTTTAAAGAATCCTTCACCACGCATAACAGCAGATATATTACAACGAACACCATTAATCTTCATTTGAGCTAATAGTCCTTGTTCGTTATTGTATTCATATATCTTAGCTAACATAGGAAGAACAAAACCTTCGTTATTAGTATTGTACTTAGGAAGATACGCATCAAGATAATATTTAAAAGCATTAACATCAGGTATTTCTTGTGGAGCTGAATCATATAATTCAGATAATTCCATACCACCTTCTCTACGTTTAGCAGCAACAATAGTTTTCCATTCTTTCTCAACACCTCTAGGTGGAACATATTCAGATGTAGTACCTGTCTTACCAACAATACCATACTTTAGAATTATCTTATGACCTAGTATCTCTGCTGACCAAAAGATAGGTTTACCTTGTGCATTACGCTTATAAAGAGTAATACTTTTCGATTCACTCATACTTCTTCAATTTTATATTTATTAGGTTGTTCACGCATAAGACCAATAGCAACTTCTCTATCTATTATCATAGATTTATTAGTATCTATAACAATAATCCTGACTTTAGGATTAGGAGAGGGAGATGTAACAGATTTCCGCTCCTTTATGGGGGAAGATTTGGTAATCCGTTTACTAGTCTTATTAGTTCCATTTTTCTTTTCGTAAACAATAGGAGGATTAACTTCTTCATATTTAAGATTAGCTTCATGAATCTTTTCAAGAGATTCTTTATCATAACCTAAATATATAAGAGCTGCCATTATCCATCTATATCTAAAATGAATAGTTTGAATATAAGGATAATTAGGTAAATCTAATTCATGAAGATAACTAGCAATAGTATCGGAAGTACCGTTAACTTTAAGATTATGTTGAATCATTCTTATATCAGAACCATCTAACTGATAACTAAACGGATTTACGTTGTTTAACTTCATTTGCTGTAAGTCTTACAATTATATACTTTTTAGGTTTACCTATTCTCGCATGATAGAACTTGAAACACTTTAGATAATCAGTACTTTCAGTCCACTGTATAAAGTTTCCTTTAGATACAGATGTATTAGTTTCATAATTAAACTCTCTTGGAATCTTATGACTACTATATATGTCTTTATCTAAGTAATTCTTAATGATAGCTAAGTGTTCAGGATTATCAAACTCAAAGTTACCATAAATTTTTATCTTAGAAAAGTCAATTGGTGTACCGTCAGAAAGAGAGAGACGAATTAAAATATCAGGATTATCAACCATTTGTTGTCTGATATCATCAAGATACTTCTCTTCTTCATCTGTTAAAGGATACATAAAATAATAGCTATAAACATTTCCGCTATTACCGAAACTGTTTATAGCTATTCTCTTTAATGGAGCAAATGAATTAAAATCAATTACTCTACGTTCTTCTTGTGCCTTTGGAAGCGGCACATACTCTTCTTCTCTACTCATATTCAAATAATGATTCAGTTTGTTCTATAAACGAATTAATAGTTTCTCTTGAATACATACTAACTAACTCCGAGAAATCTTTAGCACCATAACTTCTTGGAATAACAATAGGTATAATACCATATTCTTTTCGTAACCTACGAGCACCACGTACTCCTGTCAGGTCACAATCAAAAAAAGAAATAAGTATTCCATTATCATTTAGCTTAGATTGAAGCCAGTTATATTCGTAATCTTTGAGAACATAACTCTCCGAAGTAACATTAATTACTCCTATTTGAGACTCTGACAAATTCCCCCGTAAAGGATAGGAATGTAACCAGTAACTTAATGCTAGATTGTCCTTATATGATTTAGTAATAATAATTATATCATACTTAGGTTTATCAAGATTAAGTATTCCAACAAGACCATTATGATTAGTTATAAACTTGATTTCTCCCTTACTTCTATCTCGAAGAGGAAAATAACATTCGATATTATAAATACCGTTACTATCAAGTCCAGTAACATAAGCATAACAAGGGTCTGATTCCTTATATGTATATTTAGGACTAGGTTGACAATACCTATTAATATACATTTGGTCAACAGGATAGACAAAATGAGTATTAAGCCAATGTAGACTAACTCCCCATTTTCCCCAAATATTCTTATCGTTATTAGTCCAAGTTCTAGTAGCTATTTCAATAATTGGTTTACTAGCTTTGATTTTAGATATTACTTGTTTAAGTAAGATTTCATTCTCTTCATCTACTTCTCCGTCATATATTATCTTACGGAAAGTATAAGCTATATGCTTTAATATATAATAGAAATCTGCCTTATTAGCAACATTTATATGACGACCAGTTTTAAAGCTTAATACATAAGCTACTAGGTCGAAACAATCACCAAAGAAAGAACCATTAAAATCACGAGCTTTTAGCTTGTGTTTATTATTGAAAGCAAAACCAAATGTTGGATGATTATCAACACGTAAAGGAGAGCAAATAAGTTCATTATTTTCTACACAATTATTAACTACGGATATAGGTATACCCATATATTTAGCCATAATCATTTCTTGACTAACTTTAGATAATATAAACTCTTTTGTTAAGTCTTGTCTTATTCCTCTACGCATAGTATAACTAGATAAAATAAGCCTAGCTTTTACACTAGGCTTATAACATTATTAACGAAATATATTTGGATTACTTAGAATGGAAGTCCACCATTATCTTCTGTTTCAGGAGCAAAAGCAGAACTTTCAGTAGAAACAAATCCACCTGCTACACCACCTGCAAAACCGCCCATAGGCATAGATGGATTAACAATTCCTGCACCCATAGGAATACCACCAATACCAGCAGCAGTTCCAAGATTAGGAGCTTTTCTTTGTTTAGACTGTACACCTTCCATTGGAGCAATACGTTCTTTAGTAACGTCGAACGTTAGACTTGGTTCTTTGAAATGGTTAGCATCAAGCATAAACTGTTCTTCAAAGATTCCTTGACCTACAATATTTGGGAATACCAAATCGCCTTCTTCTGAACCTTGACCGGAGAAAGCCCAATCACCTTTGTTCTTATAATAACGATTAAGTCTGAACCAGAATTGTCTAGGTTTACCTGTCTTATCGAGTAATGCAGATTTACCATTTTCTCCACCTGTTTCAACAAGTTTAACTACATTGTCAAACAGAACTCCCCAAGCCTTGATAACATCTTCGGTTTCAACTGGTTCATACTGACCATTATCGTCATAATCAACATAACCAAGTTCAAGCATTTCAGATTCTTCATCAGTCATTTCACGACCTTTGAATACAACCACATCAAGGAAGTGTTTTATCCAAGCAAAGTCCATATTAATAAACTTCTCTTTAGCACCGCCAGGAATATAGTCAACATTACTTTCATAGGGCCAAAATGTCTTACTAGCAACACGAACATCAACAGGATTAGTATGAAGAGAAGTAGCTTCAATAATAAGCTGTGGAATAACTTTTCCTGCAAATGCTGGACGCATATTGTTATCTTCCTTCATAGTTACCAAAGCAACACGAGCATGAAGATGTCCAACAAATAACCAAAGATTATTAATAGCATCTTTATGAGAGAACTTCTTACGAGTAGTAGTTCTTGTCTCATTACTAATACCTCTACGACGCTTCTTAGTTGCAGTAGTTGCAGCATTATTAGCTGATTGATTAACTACTGGTTCTTCTACTTTAGCACTTTCTTCTTTTTGAGTACTCATAAAATTTGTTTTTATAAAGATTAATACTAACAACAACAAGTTGTACAGGCTTGTTGTTTATTGCAAAGTTTCCAAATATAATAATTTTTTAAATCATAGTCAAATAAAAAAGAGCTAAATTCAATTAAGAATTTAGCTCTTTATAATCTAGCTTTTATCTAACCGGAAGAAGTTCTTATTTAGAAGATTGACGAGCAATCGGTTCTTCATCGGCTTTGAAAGAAATCTTATAAGCGTTAACTTCAACAGTTTCTTTTTCATCACCAATAACTTTACCAGTTTCAACAGCAACTACGAACGGTTCGTTCAAGTTAACCTCGAATACACGGTTAAACTTCTCTGCTTCGTCACCGAGATTTTCTTTCAGTTCCGACCACATTGAAGAATCAGAGAAAGTCAACGGCAAACCAAGACCAGTAAGATTGGAAGAAGTAGAAGTACGAGCACCGGAATAAGCACGAGTAGTAGGATTGTAGTCATCAATAGTAACTTCTTCTACTGACTTACCAACTTCTTCTGCGATTCTTTCTTTGTTAAGTTCAAATGCAGCAGCTTTCTGTTCAGCAGTCATACGAACACCTGCAAGTTTGATTTCTCCGTTCTTCTCGAACAAAGGTACACCTTTGCAGATACCATATTCACCGAAGTTCTGAATAAGAGCAGCACGAGCAGCTTCTGTACCAAACTCAACATTGCTCTCTTTGCACCATGCCATTACTTCGGCATCACGTTCAGCAATAGCTGCATCAATATCAGCAATATTACTAACAAACTGTACGTTATCACCAGGAACAAGACCCATAATACGAGTTACTGCACCTGCCAAGCTAAACTTAGCTTTAGTACTGTTAGCAGTCAATGTAGGTTCGTTACTAGCTTGCATTACTCTCTTGCCGCTCTGAACGGCAGTCATTCCAAAATGAAGTCCCATAGTTGTAAAAATTTAAATGATTAATAATTATTAATACTAGGCTTAAAGCCTATTGTTATCTTAGTTTTTGTCTTATTTCGTATCTATTGATTAGTAATAGTTAGACTTCTATCACTATCAAATCTCTACAATATCAGCATCGCTGATATTCATGTTGTTTACTATCTTAGCTTCTGTTGTTTCCATACAACCAAGTATAACATCAGCAGCTATATCACGAGCAGCTAGTGTAAACGCTCTATGTCCAATAAGAGTTCTCATATATTTAGTATATGTATCTTTACTAGCAAGTCCAGCAGTTACAGCGTCACTATAACTAAAATGTCCTATACTAGTAATAACTCTGTTATCTACCACACGAGTAAGTTTATATTCAGTAATATAATCACAAGGAACATTAGGTATTCGGAAGATTGGAACTAATCCCTTAGCTGCAAAATCTTTAGCTTGTTGTTGATTAGCTGCAACGCCGAACTTATTATTTAACTGATATTCCTTATATATAGTACCATTATAATCTTGATAATTCCTAACTGGATAAATACCAATTTCGTCATTATCAGAACTAGCATTAAATTCATCAGCTTCTTTCTTGCTTTTGAATCTCCTACAATACTCTGGTATCTTACTATCAATATAAACATTATTACCGTCTGTATATTCATACAGAGCTATATAATCTTTAGTGCATTCCCATGTTATAGCTGCCTTCAATAATAACGCTTTAATTAAGTGAACGTCTAATGTAGTTTTACCATTAATAACTCCTAGATGTTCAATACAACTAGTGAATGGTAAACCTAGTTCTTTAGCACGACTATATATTGCAAGACCATCTTGAATAGTCTTAATACCGCACTTATCACTAGACATTACTGATTTCAGATACAACTCTAACTTACTCCTATCATCGGGATTGTAAATGTCTAGGGTATTCAGAGCAGAAGCCATAACCATACTATTATTATTAGTAGGTTTTGCTTTTGGTTCTGTCTTAGCTAGAGTTTTTTCATTCTCTGTCTTTACTTCTTCCATTATTTCAAAGGTCGCTTATTGATTACTCTACAAAAATACTAACTTCTTTTATAACTCCAAAGATTAGCATCTATTATTCTCCTATTATGAAATCATTTTCACTATCTTTAACTATTTCATAATCTTTTCCTCCTTTCGTTTCTGCTAGCTTCTTTTCTTCATTCGTACCTTTACAATATACCTTATATATTATATTAGGTACAGAACTAAAAGATAGATTAGGTATTCGATATTTTAAGTCTCGTATTGAGCTGCAAAGAGGTGAAGTGAAAATCACTATATCTACAACTCCTATAAAGCTCGTATCAATAGAATTATTTGCCGACAATACTTTCATATAGTCGTCATTAAATAGCTCCAAATTTCGCGTTCTCTGCGCTCTTGCTTGCATGATTACTGGCTGTCCGATTTTAGCTCCCGTCTTATATACTTTCGGTTTACCTTCCTTATCATAAGCCTGTATTCCTTCCATATCGTTATGATAGTTTCCGCAATAGTCATATTGTAGAATACTCATTCCAGTTTGGAATATCTCGCCATTAGTCATAATAGATTTACCTTCATATTTTATATTAGCATTTAGGTACTCTGTTATCTTACTAGCAAACACTCCATTCTTTGAAATAATAAGTATTCTTTTGCCTATATTTTCCTTAACTATATCAAGTATTACATCTAGCTTAACAATATTATCAGTAACTACCTTAGTACGTTCTCTAATAATATTATAAGTTTGAGTAACTCTCTCGACTAAAGCACTAGGATTATATAATTCATCAATCTTACGACACATTGCATCAGTCATATCCATTTTAGCAGACCAACCATTACTTTCTGCTACTTGTAATCTACAAGTTTCAGCAGCAATATTAAGTCTAGTATTACCAACACGACATTCTTCTAACTTTTCAAAAGTACCAAATATAGTAACACTTTCATTAATATATTGGCTACATTTATCATAATAGATTCTATCAGCATCAGTTAGAATAACACCCTTTTGGTACTCCTTTATGGGGGAATGAATAGAACGATTAATTAAGTGGGCATAATTAATTTCATATACTTTAGGAGCATACTTATACATAAGTACAGCATTATCAGCAACACTATCAATAGCATTAGTAGCAAGTAGTTTAAACTTAAAATAGTTACCACTATATTTCTCTGCAATCTTTCTGAACTTCTTTACATTAATAGTAATAAGTACATCTTTATGACTACTAGGACTAGGTTTATACGGAGAACGCTCAACATAATCACGAGTGAGTATAAGACATTTCTTATCAGTTATTAATTGTTTATGAATCTCTCTAAATTCAGAAGTATTATCGAGATAATAATTAATGTTAGCTCTATCTTCCATAGTCTCTGTTATAATAAGAGATGTTAAGTCAGGAGTTTTAACTACCATTTTATCTAACACCATTGTAACGAAGTTCATTACACTTAATGGTTCGGATAGAATAACACTACCCACACCTTTGTTAGCAGACCATTTATTAGCAGCTTCATTATAAATATCGGTTACATCATTCATAATACAAATTGTCCTTTATACCATTTAATACTAGCAAGAACATGACTACGATTAAGAGGAATATGTAGAAGAATAATATCACTACTTACAAAATCATTCCAACCACAATCTTCAACAAGAGATAAGATTAAACATTCTAATACTATATTATAGCCTACTACCATTCCTTTAAGACTACCATAGTCAACTTCCTTTCCTAGATTATTTATACATATCTTTTCTATATCCATATCAGTCAAATAAAGTATTTCTCATTCCATAGTATTTCTTAACTAAACGTTTACCTTTACCTTTATTATTACGACTTTGCTCTATTGGTTCTATAATAGCCATAGCTTCATTATAATAATATAAGTAATTAACATTTAATTCAGATATATCAGTATCATCAACAGTATTACATATAGAAACACGTTGACCTGCACATAGAGAACTTTTCTTAACTTGTTCTTCATTATGTTCGTTCCAGCCCATACTCTCGACTTTCATCAATGTTCCCCCCGTAGAGGAGATGTAAAACCTTGTATTCCTCTGCACTACATCTGTTCTTATCTTTCCGTCTACGACATGAGTAAACTCTAGTCTATACTTATGATTAACATTTTGAGTACGACAGAAATCAAGAATAGATTTAGCATTTCTAAGAGTTTCCATTACAGGAGTTCCATTAATAAAGTATTCAGTAACACATTTAGCTACAATAGGAGAATTATATCCTTTAGATAAATCCTCTAAGAACATCTTAGGATTCATTCTACCTTTGAACTTACTACTTCCACCACGTTTAACAGTAAGATAACTATTAACACCTTCGGTTACATACTTTGTATAATATGTAAATTCTAGCTCTAACCCTAGATGTTTCTCCCACCAATGACAAATATCATCAGCAGTTTGTTCTAATTCTCTAGGAACAATAGTTACAATACCATCTGTATTAGCACTTATAACATGAATACCTGCAAGTTCAAGTTTCTCTATTAACATCAATAAAAATAACTGACCGTTAATAGTAACTTGATACATTGCTTTCTTGTCACATAAGAAAGACTTTTCACTTCCCATTTTACCAAATATACCAGCATTTGCTACAATCTTTAGACAAGCAGCAGCAGTAGCATGTTTATCTCTCTCCATAACATCAAGAGATTTATCTTTGGCTAAATGTTTATGTTCTAGTCGTTCATCAACAATAGTATCAGCTATACGAAACCATGCTTTAGGAATAAGGTGTTTCTGACATACTTTAAGACTACGTATCATATTAGGATAATAACTTGCAACATCTCTGTCAACAATAATACTATCAGAATTTTCAATATATACAGATGGAATCTCATTTGAATGTAGACCCCCAGTTGCGATGGTATAGGACGTGCCCATAAAGGTAAATTCTCGGTCAAATTCGCCCTTTTCTCCCTTCAAGGTAAGGGAACGTATGCCTGACAAAATATCGTTCAATTCAGGGGTCGAAAATGCGATTTTATCTGACAAGATTTCGGAAACCAAGATTTTCCTACGTATTGTCTTAGTATCAATAAAGGCTTTAGGATGTAGACCAGTGAATTTACTATATAGTTTAACAATAACTTTATCAGCTATTGTACTTCTACTAGCAGAATACACATCTACTTTATATTCCTCACTAATACGATACCTTAGAAGAACTTCTTCCTGATTCATCCTGATTAACTCGGCAACAATATATACATCATTGTCGTTATAATCAGCCATTTCATTAAGATATTCTTTAGGAATAAATCGCTCAAATACATTACGATAATGAATGTTAAGTTCTCTATCAGTCATTCCCTTTGCTTCGGGTAATCTCTCGTGATAATAATGTCTATCTAAATCACCAATAGGTGGCATAGTATACTCTTTTAGATTATACCATTTAATATTAATAGAAGTCTGTTTAAGACTTTTATGATAATGGTCTAACCTAAATATTTGGAATAAATCTAAATCTCTAAATGCAACGTTATTACGAAGTATAAGAGAAGTGAAGTTATCAGTCCAAAGAGTATCATTATTAGAACTACGAATAACTCTCTGTGATGTTTCATATAAGAATGTGATTAACTTACTAGGCTTATCAAATTGATTATAATACATAAGCAATGCACTTAACATTAAGCGGTCGTAACGCCTGTTATTATATCCGAAATAGTCTGCTTTCTGTTGTAACCAATATAATAAACTGAATAAATCAGTATCATCATCTTCATATAAAACAAAACGTTTCTTAGGTATTGTTTCTAAACGTTGTTTTATCTCTGCAACAGTAAGTTTATCAATAAGAGGAATAGCTTTTCCTTCATTATCAACACAATCACTAAATACTTTGAGATAACTACGTAAATCAACAAATACTGCCGAGAAGTAATTTCTAGTTACTTCGACATCATAACACATAGAGTTCATACTTATACTTTATTTATTGTCCATAACACAAATATAAACGATTTTTACATCTACTACAAGCTGTATATAATCTACGAAGGGTTTCATCTATATTTCCCCAAGGATTACCAGTTCTAGTATCAAATACAATATCATTTATGTCTACATACACATCAGCATAAGTACTTCCTTGTGCTTTATTTGCAGTAAGAGCAAAACCATAATCTAAATCACGACTGAATTTTATCTTATTAGTAGCTTTATCTAATAGATTAACTAATAATAAGTTTCTTTCCCTAAATTCATAGTATTCTTTCCAACGTTTAGTTCTATTATATTTATCAGCATTAATAGCATTATAAATATAAGATTCACCTAACTTATAATAAAGCATAACATTATTAAAATCAGAATGGTCTACTACAAATAAAGGCTTAGTTCTATTACCACCATTAACTCGTATAAAGGTTACATTAAATCCATGAATATTATCTCTATTAGTAAAGTTCTTAATATCATGTATTATATAATCTTCGGAATTAATAATAATAGGTTCTTTAAAATCATCAATAAAAGTATTATAAGACATTACTAAATCATTCTTAGTTAGAATTGCTTTACCACTATCTTCAATAATATTCTTACGAATGAATTTATTCCAGTCAGACACAGATTTATTAGTATAAGTAACGAGACGACAAGTATCAACATTTCTAGTAAATTCTTCATTATAAAATCCGTCTATTACAAGAGATTGAAACTCAAATGTACCACAAGTATAATATCCTTTAGTTTGAGTAGAATCAAAAGCATACCGATTTCTATTGATAAACTCTAGGAACTTCCAAGTTCTATTATCAATATCCTTTCTCAATATCCTTAATAATTCACTAACAGGATTACTTTCTTCTTGTCTTACAATCTGTCTAAGAGTATAAAACTTAATATTATCGAAACAACGTGAGCGAGTTTCTTTAACTGGCTGGAGCTGGTGCGCATCACCCATGTAAATCAACATGCACTTAAACTGTTCACATTCTCTTTCTATCAGAGTTTTAAGATTAATACCAATCATAGATGCTTCATCAACAATATATAATTTATATTGTTTAATCTTCTTTTCAGCTAAAGGGTCAAAAGGAGGATTATTAACATCAAAATCAGTAACATCTGTATTAAGTCTTAAACCTAAGTCACTAGCAACAGTAGATGTAGCATATCCAGTAGACAAACGAAGAACACGAGCAGCTTTATGAGTAGGAGCAGCAAGTCCAATAACAGATTTAGCTAAACCACATCTCTTTATTACTTCACGTATCATATATGTTTTTCCAGTACCCGCAGAACCAATAAGAGCACGTTTATAATCGCCTTCAACATAACCTTTTTCTATAAAGGCTACAAGATTCTCATAAGCAATCTTTTGGTCACGAGTAAAACTATTCAAGACACTATCATCTTTCTTAGCATCATCAAACTTTTCAAAATTCATTGCATTTCAATAAAAATTTATCAATATTATCACGGCATTTAAGAATATAACCTTTAACTGGCAATCCTATCTTAAATGGAATATAACAACTAGGCATAGTACAATAAGCATCAGTACATCTAACAATCTTAGTAGGTCTACCATGACTATCTAATGCACGAGTATATATTGTCTTAAAGCCTTTACATGAGTATGAACGTTCAGATAGTGTAATAAGTTCATCAGTACCTTTAGGTTTAAACTTATATTCATTATTATGTAGAACGATAGTACCTATAACAATTTGCATTATTACTTTCTCACGAGGAATCTTCTTTTCCTCATTTACAGCAGATAGTTTAAAACTTAGTCCCATATTACTAAGGTTTAACAATTTGATTAGGAGAATATTGCACACAACACGCTCCTTTACGGGGGAATATCTTATACTTATCAGTATTCATAATCCTAGGTAATGGAGTAATTTCACAACATCTATCGCTATGAACATCTATAATAATACAATGATAAGTATTAACAGATTCATCATGAGATATAACAGCTTTAAGTCCTTCAAAATATACATCAAACGTACTATCAGGATTAACACATTGTTTTAAATCTACAATCATATTAATTAGCTTTAGTTTTATATATTTCGTATAACTTAGTAAATTCATCAGAAGGCATACATATAATAGGAGTATTAGTATGCATTTGGTCTTTAGGAATAATACAATTTCTAGCAGTAACTATTCTATCATCTTCAACAAATATAGTTTCAAGAACTAAACAATTACCACCATCTAGTATTTCCTTACACTTAGGACAAACATATATCTTGTCTGTACCAAATACAATAAGCTCATCGCCACAAACTAGACATTTACCAGTTGTGACAATGAGCCTACCATTATCTTGTTTAAACTCGTTTAACTTCGGCATAACTAGGAATACGTCTCCTTTCTTCCATTTTAACGAGTTTAACACTTTCAAATACATTAAGAGTAAAAGCTACTAATTTATAGCTCTTCTCTTGTCTTCCAAGTTTTACTTTCCTTTTAATCATTACGTTTAGTATTTAATTATTATTTAATAGGAGCATCTGACCGCTCCGCTTCGCTCCGCTTTCTTCCCCCGTAGAGGAGTGTGAGTTGTTTAATCTTTTGCTTAATAGGAGCATCTGACCGCTCCGCTTCGCTCCGCTTTCTTCCCCCGTAGAGGAGTGTGAGTTGTTTAATCTTTTGCTTAATTTCATTTATAATAGCTTTATTCTTATCAATACTATCGTTACTATAAAGATTGTAACTATATACTCTAGTAATGTTTCTATTACTATTAAGAACAAATAGATACATACTAATATAAGAAGTATTGTTAAGATTACAATTAGTATAAAGGTCACTAGAGAGTTCAGTACTATACAATAAACTAAGTTGTATCTTCTGTAACTCTTTAAACAATTTAGTAAATTCTTTCTTATTCATGTCGGTATATTAGTTTTAATTAATAATCATAGAAAAGGAGCAGACGCTTCTGCTCCAAGCTAAATAATTATAACATTTATAAAAGTCCTAATTCTATCTCACGACAGTAATTAATAAACTTGTATTAAACACAAATACTATGTATTTATAGCTGACACTTTACGAAGAGGATTTCCCTTACTTCAACCATTTGGTAAATGTTTCAACTTAGATTAGTCATCATCAGAGCTATCAGAATAAGTAATAGTACGATTCTCACGAACAGTACTATTCGATTAATAATTCCATAAAACCAATAGCTATAATTCTCACGAACAATAGGTATTATACTACAATATGATAAAATTTTAGTTTAACTAAAACAGACAAACAAAATATCAATCTTTATATATATTACGATAATCTACACAGTGATACTTAGTATTGACTTTAAGAAATCCTTCAACTGTACCAACAGCTTCATCAAGACTATTGCCTTTATAAAGAGTCATTGTTTCACCATTGAAAGAATTTCTAAGTCTATTATTCTTATCAAGAATAACAAGGTCAGTATGAGTATAGAATACGGAATAGGTATTAGTTTGTTTCTCGTGATACTTCTTACAGAGATTATCATAACCTTCCATTGTTTTATCACGAAGTTCTTCCATATATTTGACATAATTAGTCATTATATCATCCCATTGTTCAATAGCTTTAATCTTATCTTCAATAGGATAATCAGCTTCAAGAATATCATTAAGAAGATTATTTAATCCTTTGACATTAATAGATTCTATATCTTCTTTAATCTTATTATTATATTCTCCGGAAATAAAATTTCTACGATAATCTTCTTTAATTTTATCAATAGTTTCGGAATCAGAACACATAGCGGCAGCAATAATAGCTTTAATAATTTCTTTCATTATAATAGCTTTAATAATTTCTTTCATTATAATAAGTTTTATAAGTTAGACAATAAAAAACTCTACTAATATTACTCTAGTCTCACGACCTGAATAATCTTAATAGAGTGGAAACCGACATTTATTTAACCCTTTGTCAGATATTAATTAAATAGAGTACGTATCGGCATTATACTAAACGTAAAATAATAACTGCAATAGCTCCTAGAGCAATAAGAGAAGCAATAACAAAATCAACAGTATTATACTGTCTTTTAGCTTTAAGCTCTTCGTAATCTTTATTAGCTTTATCTAACTTAGATTCAAGAGATTTAATGTCGTCTTTAAGAGCTTTATTATTAGCTTCCAATTGATTATTAACAGCACTTAATTTAGAAGACATACTACAAAGAGCTTTATCTTCATTACAAATATTCTCATACATGACCTTATAATGATTAAGACTAGCATCAGACTTTTCATTAGATTTACGTAGACGAATAACTTCTGTCTTTAATTCGTTAACTGTTGGACGTTTCTTACTAAGAACATCAACTTCTTTCTTTTCGTTCATAACTATTAGTATTTAATTAATCTTCAATATGAGTTATATCTAAGTCGAGGTCTATGTTATCCTCGCTTAGAGTATTTCCAGTATTCCAATTATTAGCCATTTCACAGTCGAGATAGTCTATATCAGTTACCAAACCACAAATAGGAAATTCTACACCTTCGTCATACATAATCTTAAATTTTGCAATACGGATGCAAGTATAGCAATAAATAATGGAAATACCAAACAATAATGATAATATTTAATGAGTATTGCTATGAGCTATATCATCTTTGAATCTATCCATTATATCATAAACTGATATATTAGAACAATTCAATAGAGTATTAATAGTATTAGCAGTACGTTGGTCTTTACAAGTAATATTAAAATTATCATAATTGAACTTACGAACAACATTAGGACTAGCTTTATGAATATAATAAATATCCATAGCAGAGACATTGAAGTCTACAATATCATTTTCGTATTTATCTAATACGTCTTTAAGAGATATGTAATATCTACAATCACCAATAGCTCTAGCAGCACTAGCAGTATCTTTAAATCGAATAAAGAAACCGGAATCAATAGAATTACGAATAGTTAGCCATTCAAAATCTAGCTCGTATTCTTTATACGGTTGAACATAAAGTCTCAAATCATAAAGTGCTTGTCTAAAAACGCTTAAAGCATGAGTTCTTTCAGCTAATCTAGAAGTCTTTTCTTCCAATTGTTTATCGAGCTTATCAATATCTTCTTTAGAACGGCTTAATTGAGTATTGAGTTCCTCATTAACTTTAACAGTAGCATTAAGAGTATCTTCGATATTCTCTAACTTAATAAGACTATTAGTTTTCTCTTCAATAATCTTATCCTTCTTTACAATAATATCTTTATATTCATTTTCTTGCTCTTTGATTTGATTACGTAATTCGGTAATTCTATCACCACTATTAATAAGTTGTCCTTCAAGAAATTTAATACATTCAGTCAACTCATTATTAGTATCTTTAAGAGATTCAATCTCATCACAATCTTTAATAGTATAAGTATTGTCTAAGTCAGCAATCTCATCACAATCTTTAATAGTATAAGTATTGCCTAAATCAGCAAGTTTAAAAATAGAAGCAAGTGATTGAAAATCTAAATCAATAATACAACCGCTTTCTTCAACAATAACAACTCCATTAGTATGAGATACAAGAGTTAGATGCTTTTTATCATTTACAATAGCTTTCATAAATACAAGTATTAATTATTAAGAATTTAATTTTAGAAGTAGAATCCATACTATAATAGTATAATACTATATAGTAGACGAATAAAACTAATAACTATTATATAAGTTATTATAGTTTGAACTAAAGAACGAATGATAATAACCTTCTTATAAGAAAGGTAATTAAACATTAAATAACATAGGCATATAACTATCCCAATTAAAGATAGAAATATATGGAACTGATAATCTGTCATGGTGAAGTAATATCAAATAATATTAAGAATATACATAAAGTAGACGCAACTATTATTAAAACGAATAATGTAGTAAGAAGAGTAATCTTAGTGTTAATAAAAAACTCACTGCATTTAATAAGTGCAATAATAAATAGTAATGCTAAAACAGTAATATCGTAGTTAGACATAATAGTATAAGTTAATAAGTGGATAAGATAAAGAGCAAAAGAAGTACAGTAATGTCACTCCTTTATGGGGGAGAAAAGCGAGCTTTGCGAGCGGGACAACTCAAGCTACACAACAATACAATTATTAATAATAGTATTACTAATAGTACTATTCCCGTTATCAGTTGTAATACATAGTATTGTTATTATCGGAATCGTCCGAACTACTATTGTCAAAGACAATGGTAGTGATGCTCTAATAATAACAACTATAATATAATAGTAGACAATATAGTAGTATTATTATTAAAACTATCAATCCGATATAATAGTGAAACTATTATAGAGGACTAATAACAAAGACAATTACAATAATAACGACCATAATAATAACGACCATAAT